ATAAAAAAAAAAAAAAAAAAAATAAAAGAAAGACAAATAAAAGAAAGACAAATAAAAGAAGAAAATAAAGAAAATAAAGAAAGACAAATAAAAGAAGAAAATAAAGAAAATTACAAAAAAATAAAAAGCCTATTTATTCTTTTTTCTAGTTTTCCTAGGGGATGTTTTTCTAAAAGTAACAAATCTTTTATTTTTACACTGAAATTTTCCCCGTGTTAAACCTTTTTTATTAAAAATTGATTTTGTACAAATTCCAATTGAACGAGGTTCCTGTATATTAATATTTTTAATACATTTACACAATTTTTCGGAAAGTATATTTTCTGCTTCTTTTTGTATTAATTTTTTTGTTCCTGGAATAGGTATTTTATAATATTCCAATATCTTAATATATTCATTATTTGTAATTTTAATAACCATAATATTTGGTATTATAATTATACGAAATATAATAATATTTTTTTTATTATATTTTAAAATATAAAAAGTATTTATAGATAATTTATGAAAATAGTTGTATTTGATTTAGATGAAACCTTAGGATATTTTACAGAATATAGTATTTTTTGGAGTTGTTTAGAGAAATACTTACTAGAAAATAATAAATACAACTTGACACATAATGATTTTTCTATTATATTAGATTTATATCCAGAATTTTTACGACCAGGTATTATGACAATTTTAAATTATTTGAAAAATAAAAAAATAACAAATTGTTGTCATAAAATGATGATTTATACAAATAATACAGGTTCTAAAAGTTGGGCAAATTATATTTTAAAATATTTTGAAGAAAAAATAAAATATAAATTGTTTGACCAAATAATAGCAGCTTTTAAAATAAATGGTAAACAAATTGAAATGTGTAGAACAACATATGATAAAACACATAAGGATCTAATTCGATGTACAAAAATACCGTTAAACGCTGAAATATGTTATTTAGATGATGTATATTATCCTGAGATGACACATAAAAATGTGTATTATATAAATATAAAACCCTATCTATATGATTTAGAATTTGACGTATTAATTGACAGATTTTTAAAATGTGATCTGAGTAAAAAATTAATAAAAAATATGGATGATTTTAAAACCCAAATGGTAAAAAATTTTAAACTATTTAATTTTGATCTTTTAGAAAAAACTAATGAAGAATATGAAGTGGATAAGATATTAAGTAAACAAATATTATCACATTTACAAGATTTTTTTAATAAAACAGCAAAAACAAGTGGAAAATCTGTGGGTAAAACTAAAAAAAGTTATGGAAATAGGAAAAATAAAACGTTTAAAAACAAATCTTAAAAATGTTAAAATAAAACTTAAAATAAAAATAAAACAGTAATATAATAAAATGCCATTTGTTGGTTCATATAGTAAAGCAATGAGTATTTTATCAGAAATTGGTAAAGGAAAATGTGTAGATAGATGTAAAAGTGTTTGGTTAAGAAATTTTAAATATGCGTTAAAAACAAAAACGAATCCTTTAAAATTAACACCGTACACTAGAAGAAAACTTGGAAAAAAAATAATGCTTGTTTCTGGAAAAAATTCTATAAATAATTATAGTAAAACAATAAAAAAATACGCTGATAGAAAATCACCACCTTATCCAGCAAATAAAAATTGTGGTAAACAAATGAAAGGAAATGATGGTAACATGTATGAATCTAAGCCTAATAAAAATAATGTTTGTTCATGGAAGAAAATATAAATATTTATATTTTGTTGTGTATTAAAGACTTTAATTCTGAAACATAATCTAACATTGATTTATTTAAAATTGTAGTTGATATAATAAATACCCCGCCAGTAAAGGCTATTTTTTTATCTAATTCTGTAAACTTAATATTGCTAAATGGATTAAAACGAATAATTAAAAATAACGAAACATATATTTGAACGTAATAATTCAATGGAATAAGATATTCAGGAGCATTATTTGCGAAACCAATAACAAAAAGAAAATACAAGAAATAAGAAAAATATAAAACAAAATCCCATATTTTTTCTTGAAAAATAAAAATATTTTCAATAAATGACATTATCTATAAAATATAATTACATAAAAATATAATATTTTACATAAATTGAGAAACTCAGAAACTCAGAAAATCAGAAAATCAGAAAATCAGAAAATCAGAAAATCAGAAAATCAGAAAATCAGAAAATCAGAAAATCAGAAAATCAGAAAATCAGAAAATCAGAAATTATTTGTATTTCTACTTGTACAATCTAAGAATTATAATGAGTTAAGGTTCTAGCACTAGGATCGGTAGCATTCGTATATTTTGGCATCCAATAATAAGGAATAATTTTTTCACAAATTGAACTCGGATAGTAAATCGAAAATACATCACTATAATATTTCTTCTCAGTATCAATATTTGCTTCATATTTTACGTCATTTTGTAAATTTAAATTTAAATTTAATTTCGCAGCTATTTTTTCCTGCAAAATTTGATATAATGAACGACCGTGTCCACTTACTCCGTCACTAAACGCCTCCTTCTTTCTCCATAACACCTCACTAGGTAATATTTGCTTCTCTAAATCATCATCAAATGGTCTAAAATTTGGAAGCGCAAACGTGTTACGAATTAAGAATTTCTCTATTTGCTTATTTGTTTCAAATCGTGTTTCCGGTGAAATAGACAAATAATTATTCACAAATGACTTGTCTAAGTATGGGGTACGCGGTTCTAACCCATGTGAAGAAATCGATTTATCCGAACGCAACACATCAAATGTATGAATATCTTTTAATAATCGCTTAGATTCCTTATCAAATTCGATACAATCCGGGCATTTTGACATATACAAATATCCGCCACATAATTCATCCGCACCATCACCATTAAAAATTACCTTTGCATTGCTATGTTTAGAAATATATTTTCCGATCAAATAATTACCGATACTGGCTCTAACAGTCGTTGTATCATAACTTTCAATAGAATATATAACTTGAGGAATTGCTTCAAACATTTCATCTTCTGTAACAATCACTTCAGTATGTTTAGTCCCTAAGTAATCGGCTACAATTTTTGCATATTTTAAATCAACAGAACCCTCTAATCCAATGCTATATGTTTCCAAAATAGTACTGTAATTATTGATTTTGTAAAAGCGATTTACAAGAGCAGCAATTAAACTGCTATCTAACCCACCCGAAAGCAAACAAGCAACAGGCCTTTCAGTATTTAAACACCGTTTCTCAACAGCACTTAAGAGTGAATCTTGAATATTTTTCTTAATGGAATCGTTATTCCAATAATTGTTAGACAAAGAAGAAATAGGATAATAAAAAGATGGAATAAAATAAGGCACATATTCTTTTTCATAAGTCCAAATAATAGAATCTTTCTCACAATCAATTTTTAAAAAACTGTCATTCTTAGAACTGACTTCGGACTCTTTCATTAACTTCAAAACACTGTAAGTACCAGGAACAAATTGTTCGATTTTATCCATGTATTGATACATATCATAATTATAAAGACCAATCTCGGATAAATATTTTAATTCACTCGCAAATCCAATATGGTTATAATTAGATACTGAATTATTTCTAAGATGATACAAAGGACGAACACCATATGGGTCACGTGCTACAAAAATTTTATTTTCTCTAGCGTCATATAAAATAAAGGCAAATACACCATCTAGCATTTTTAATGTTTGCTCTATTCCATATTTTCTGTATAAATAAATAATCACTTCACAATCAGATTGAGTTTTAGGTTTAACATCCATAAATTTATACAACTCTTTATAATTATAAATTTCACCATTACAAATTAAAATAACATTATCAATGTCAAACGGCTGGTTAGATTCATCATTTAAACCATTTATAGCTAATCGATGGAACCCTAATGTAAAGTTATCCAAAATTTTAAGATACTGAGAATTATCAGGACCTCTATTTTCACCTTTTTTAAATTGATACATAACAAAATCATCAGGTACATTTGAATTATTTAGTAAGGTAAAGATTCCACACATTTTTAAATATAATATATATTTTGGTATAACCTTTAATACAATTTAAATAATTATAAATTTAGTAATAGAAAATAATATTTATAATAATTGTTAAATTTAATTAATATAATAAATAAACATAATATATAATATAAATGAGTAGTTCTAGCCAACCCGCAGATAATACAAATAAATTAATACATAACCAAACAAATACAAGAATATATGATAGAAATATTCCTGGTTCTAACCTTCAACCATATTTAGATGTAAGACCTGTAATGACAAAGTATTCTATTTTGCCCATTGTGGACCCGCGAAAGGAATCTAAAGTGCCATTGGTACAGCAACCGGTATTTAATCCACATACAACATTTAATCCTGGAAATACATCATCACCGTGGTCCGGATTTGCTTCAAGTGTAAATACTGAATCTGAATTAAGGAATCAAATATACGCTTTACAAAAGTCTAGTCAATCTGTTTATGTTCCATCAAGCAAGAGCGATTTGTATCAATATTCTTTTCAGCCAAGGAACAATGTTCAACAACAACATTCATTATTATTTGAAAAAGATAGGTTTAGTGATTTCAATCCGAATCCATATTCAAATATTGTAGGTTCTGGTGTGTTTAATAATTCAACAAGAACACAATTAAAAGAATTAGGAGATAAAAATCCTCAAGGTTGTAATACTATTTTGAAGAATAAATAAAAACGAAAATAAATAAAAACGAAAATAAATAAAAACGAAAATAAATAAAACGAAAATAAATAAAAACGAAAATAAATAAAACGAAAATAAATAAAACGAAAATAAATAAAACGTTAAATAAAATTATATATTTTAATTGAAATATATAATGTCAGAAGAATTTGTAAATCAAGTAACATTAAATTATTTAATGAATAAAGACCAATACAATAAATATGTTACAAATAATACAATAAAATTACCAAATGCCGTAAATAAAAAAGATAAAAAGTTTTATAGAAAAAGAATTTATAACATAGTTAAGCAATTATTATCGTCACAAGAAACAGAAATTGAACCACGTTTATTTACAGATGTACAAAAATCATTTGATAATTTTGTAAATATATGTATACATTCTTTAAAAGTAATTGATCAATCAGATATTATCCAAGATGAATATAAAGATATAGGTGAATCAATAACATTAAATTTAGATTTGAATACAGAATTAGATGCGCATGATATAAACACAAAAGAAGAAGCAGATTTACTTTTAGTTCGTTCAATAAAAATCGCAAATCCATCTTTAGACAATTTTGTAAAAAAAAAATATACTAAGGCTCCTGACAAAATCGCAATGCCACAGCAAAAAGACATAAATTTAAGGGACCCAACATTGAAGATTAAAGGTATCAAAGAAAAAGATAATTTAAATTCTGAAAAAAAGAAAAATATCACTAATATTTATGACAAAGCCGAGAACACAGAAAAAAAAGATAGCAAGGATGACAAAAAATAGACAAAAAATGAAAAATCTAAAAAATAAAACAACAAAAACTGTTAATTTAAAAAAAGTTAGATGCAGTCCAAAAGATAAAAATGAAATGAATGAATTTACATGTTACACAGATAAAAATTTGTATAAATTAAGAGATTTGTGGAACGCAAGACATCCAGACGTTCAAATAATGACAAATGATCCAAAAGAGATTCACGCAGATTTAACAAAATATATGAGTAATGTATGTAGTAAAGAATCATGTTGGTTAAAGCAGAATTTTATGGATAATAAAACTATTAGTGAATTAACTGATTCATTTGCTCCTGTTTCTCCAAAAGAATGGAAAAAAAATCCAAACGAGTGGTTGTCAAGTATTGATATTATGAAGGTAATGAAACAATATGAAAAGGCATATAAATGCTTTGATTTTATAGGTCCTACTCCTATTGATTTTGATACAAAAATGTTGTATGGTGAATGTGTATGGGATGAATTGTGTAATTTTAGTTTATCCGAACAAATTAAAAAAGGCAAAACTAAAATTGGTATAATTTTCAATACAGATCCTCATGATAAGCCAGGACAACATTGGATTTCGATGTTTATTAATATTAAAAAGAAAAAAATTTTCTTTTTTGATAGTGTAGGAGATAAAGCACCAAAAGAAATTATGGTATTAGTAAATCGAATAATAAAACAGGGAAAAAAAATAAATATGAATATGAAATTTGACCAGAATCATCCAGTTGAACATCAATATGGTGATACAGAATGTGGTGTATATAGTTTATTTTTTATTTCTCATATGTTAGAAGATAAGTTTACAGAACATTATATGAAAACTCATATTTTAAAAGATGATTATATGCAAAAATTTCGTAAAGTATATTTTAATGAATCATTAATATAATTCTTTATTATTACAAAAATTATGGTTTGAATATAAATAATATAAATAATACTTAATTATATTATTTATATAAAATACAAATGTCATCACAATTGTTGATAAATGAATTTTTAACAAAGCAAAACATTTCATTAATATGGGAAGTTGTTATGGATGATGTATTACAAAATAAATCACAAGAAGTGATTATAAAAATAAATCATATATTTAATGAAAATTTAAAGGGTTTTTTTGAAAATGAAAAACACAAATGTCGTAATTTAATGGAATTAAATAAGAAATATATTTCATTAATTATTAATTATGTAAATGGATCTTTCTCTCAAAAACAAGAACAACAAAATAAACCTCAACAAACCCAACAAAATAATGAAAAAGAATTAATTACATATGAAGATTTACACAGTGATCGAATAAGTCAATTTGATAAAAAATTAAATACAATAAAACAAGAATTTTCAAATGCGATGACTTTACCTGTTCCTGAGAAACCAGAATTTGGTGATAAATTAGATGAACCACTTACAGAATTAGAATTAGAAATTAAAAAGGTAATGGCACAAAGAAATTACGACATTGAGCAAATAAATAGAAATAATCTAGAAGCAAATACCAATTGGTTAAAACCGCAAGAAACATCGGTAAAAAATGAAAAAATAAATCCTTTACAAAAGAATTCAATCATAAAAGAAGAGCAAAAGAAACAAGAGCAAATTAAATATATCAAAATAGATAATAATGATTTGAACAATGAATTTATAGAAAATGAAGTAATAGATATAAATAATAATGATAATAGTAAAAAAATAACAAGTCCTAAGAAGCAAGTCTCATGGAATAACAATATAGAATATGAAAATAATTTTGAAGAAGATTTTTTAAAAAAATTAAAGACAATAAAACCACTACCAGACTCTCAAATTGTTAGCAATATCAATAGAAATGATAACAGTAATGAAATAAATTTTATAAAAGAAGAACTTAAAACATTTAATGTAAAAATAGAAAATCTTACACAAAATGTGAATTCTATTTTAGAGTTATTGAAACAGGCAAAATAAACTTATACTACTTGTTTAAAAACACGTTCGCCGCGCTCATTTGTTTCATATGTTCCAATCAACACTGGATTACCCTTTAAATAACTCTCTTTGTCATAAATATTCAAGACATCACGCGCCATTCTTCTATAAACATAATCAACCCCTGCGATTGAAATAGGTTTACCAGTCCATTCATCCGTTTTTTTATTAGTTACAACTGTTGTATCATTTTGCTGTTTTTCATAATCTGGAATATAAGCAAATTTATCACTTTTGGGATCTCCGAAATTAACACAATTACCGTTGGAATAAATAAAGCAATCAAATGAAGATTCTTTAATTGCGTCGGTTAGTTGTTTGCTTAAATTAGCCTTAATTTCAGAAATTTCAAATAACAACTCATCGCTTGTGACAGGCACTTTCGGTTCAGTTTTACTTAAATCTTTTCTTTTAAGTTCAATATCCGAATCGATTTGTTGTTTTGTTAATTTCATTAAATAAACAAAAACCTCAACAGTTTGAAGCGCTAATGGTAATTTTGTATGACTACAAATACGACGGGCACGTCCAATAACTTGTTCAGTTCTAACTGGATGCCAATAAGGTTCCATAATATGAACATATCGTGTGTTGCGTAAATTGATACCTTCAGACCCAGACGAAGTAATCATAAAAATCTTAATTATTTCACCCATATTGTTGTTATGAGCAATTCTTTTTAAATTATTTGAAATACTGGTGTCAATATTATCCCAGTCACCATTATAAATGTCTTTAATTATTTTCTTCTCTTCATCACTTTCAGTTCCAGTGTATAATGCGTATGTGGGTTTTCCTTGATTTTCAGGAGATATATCCATTTCCCATCCATTAGAAGAGTTTTTCTTAATTTTAAATCGTGTAAATCCATTTTTCTCTAAAACCAAACTAAATAATCCAATACCTTCTAAGGTTCTGAATTGACTATAAACTAAATGAAGACCGAGGTATTTTGCGTCTTTAATATTTTCAAGAATGTGTAAAAATTTAGGACTATAAGTTTCAAGTGCTGTTGGTGTTAAAAAATCATTCGAATTATCCCATATATATTTGAGTGCGGCGTCAATTCTTTCTTTATAAGAATTACCTCCAATTTTGTCTAAAATTTCGTCACCTTCAATTTCACCTTCTTTTTCATCATCAATATCTTGAGCCGCATCATATTTTTGTGCTTCTTTTAAAATATTCGAAATATCACTTTCTTTACCTTCGCCTTTTTCGCCTTCTAATTCTTCTTCAATTTCTTCGCCTTTTTTACTCTTTTCTATTGGCTTAAAATTTGTCCCTAATGAAGGCAGAGGTGCGATTGCTGTATTTTTTAAAAATGATACATATTCTATACCATCTATGGTTTCTTCCTTTACTAATTTACCATAATCTTTACCTTTTACAACAAGGTCTTTTCTCATCGTTATGTATTCTGGAATATTACTTCCGCCACCTTTAGGAATAGGTCTACCAGGCATAGCAAAATTACAATACAAACGAGAAAATATTTTATAGGTTGATTTAGTATCTTTATAAAGGTCCTCAATTCCCTTGCTTGGTTTAACCTTTTCTGATTCTCTCTCTATTCTTCTTGCGTCAGAGTAAAATTTGAACTGTAAATCACTCATAAATATATTAATAATGTAATAATCAACCCCTAATGTTTTTGTAAATTTTGGTAATAAATTCTCTTGTGCGCTTCTAAAATAAGAAGATAACCCTATTATTCTTCGTTTTAAAGCATCATTGTTCTTTATTTTTCTAGTAACACTGTCTATAAAATTTCCTTCAAAAGTATCCAATTTATCTGGAAGTGATTTTCTATTCCGTATTTTTATTCCGGACGTTATAACATCAACATCGTTTTTCTTTAAAATACTAATTATTTTTTTCTCAAAATCGGCATCACTTGTTGTTTCAATATCAAACTCAGTTTCTCCTCCTTCATTTTTCTTAGTATTAGCTACACCAGTATACCCACTTTCTTTTTTAATTTTATTTTTAAATCCAAAAGGGTTTCGTGTAATTGTTAGCAACTTACTAGAAGGCGAATAATCTAAATAATCGAGTGATTTTTCGCCCATTAATATTTCATGGAGCGATTCTTTATCTATTTTTTTACTTGTTTTAACATCAAGAGGGAATTCCCATGTCTTTATGTATCCTCTCAATATGTTAAAAAGTATTGAAAATTCATTTGGATAATTAATGATTGGTGTTCCGGTTAACAAAACAATTCGCGCATTTTGAGCGCTCAATAAGTATTCATATAATTTAATTGCTAAATTAACAGGGGCGTTAGCCTTTTCACCCCTATTATTTTCAGTAATATCCTTTTCCTTTTTAATTTTGTTTACAATTCTACTAATTAAATTATGCGCTTCATCAATTACTACAACGTGGTTATCGAATAAATTTTTAGAAAATCCATTTGTAAGAGTTTCTAATTGTTTTATTCTTAACCCATTATAGTTAATAAATGTATATTTACTTTCGATCATTTTGTTAAGCTGGTCATCTAGTGAATTTTTATCAACAGAAGATAAATCCGCAAAATTAGATTTTTTACTTACATTTACAAACCACGCTCCTCTTTTCCTCTTAATATACTCTTGCGATATATTTAAAATTGCTGACATAGGTTCTAATGCTTCTGGATACATTTCCAGTGAAATCCATTCCCAGAATTGATTTTTTTTATATATTAAATCACCGCATTTTTTAAGCTCACTAATATAATTTTCACGCAAAGATTTTGGTGTTAAAATGATGACTCTTTTATTATTCTTCATACCTTCTGCTATAGCAATACTACTACACGTTTTACCTGAACCTAAACCATGATACAATAACAACCCTCTATAAGGAGTATATAAATTCATATAATCTCTAACAATTTTTTGATGAGTTAAGAGAGAAACCGTTTCCGAATCTTTACCAATAGTATCACAGGAAATAGTATCACTATTTGATTGAAGTTCACGACGATAAGGTTCAAAAATTGAATTAATAAAATTAACAAACTTTTCACGATTATTCATATAATAACTAGAAACTTTTATATTAACTGGAGGAGACCTTTTAGGTAAACGTATATTAATAGGTGTATCTCCAATATCGACAATTACTTCTGAACCTAAAATGGCAATCCCTTTTTCTACTCTTTTTGTTTTTCTTTCACCCTTATTAACAGGTAATTTAACTGTTAATTGGTCTTCTTTTTCTAAATCTAAATCTAAATCTAAATCTAAATCTAAATCTAATTTTAATTCACCTTCTTCTTTTTCTTTTTCATCCTCTTCTTCCTCTTCTTCAATAAGTAAAGGTTTTTTAACTGCTACTTTTTTAGCCTTTTTACTTGGTGGTAATTCTTCACTTATTATAGGTTTAACAACAGTTTCTTGTAATTTTTGTACTACGTCCGTTTTTTGCTTAACTAATAATATATTTGATTTTGATAAACGTTTCATTAAACCTTCAATATTATAACCTTTATCACGTTCATCAATAAGTGTGATTTCTTTTTTTCTTTCACCTTCTTCTTCTTTTTCTTTTTCTTTTTCTTTTTCTTCAACTATTTCACCTTCTTCCAAAATTTTAACACTTTCTTTTGGAAGTGATTGGTCATTTATAAAAACGGTAATTTTTTCTCTTTGACTAATATCAGGTTTTACCATTAATTTACTTTTTAATGATGCTAAAGTATTCATTACTATATAATCATAATATATAAATTTTTATATTTTAATCTGTTCAATATTTTAATATTTTAAATAAAATACAAAATACAAAATACAAAAATTATGTTTTAATCACTATCATCATTGTATTTTTTATTTGCAATAATTGTTTCAAGACTATTATCGCTATTAACTAAAATATTATTTGCATTTATATAGGTCAATGCTTCATTACAAGCAATTTGTTCTGCCTTACGTTTAATCTTATGTTGTCCTTCACCCATAAACAAAAATAATTTACCATTATCAATCATAAAATCTTGTATTGCCTTAAAATTTTTAAATCTTGATATATTAGTTGAATCTAAATGTGTTAATCCGTGTATATGTTGCCCTAGGCACAAATAAACCCCCATTTTATATCCTAAATCTGTGTCATGATATATTTCAACATAATGAGGGGTAACCTTAAATTCTTTCTGGATTTTAACCTGTAAAATATTTTTATAATTATCGTCGTTTTGTATTAGTGAAATCCAATCAACATGTTTTTCAAATATATTTTCAACAAATTTTTGGGCCATCTGGAACCCTGGACCAGTAATAAAAACATCTTCAAACCATTTATCATCGTCCTTCACTTTAATCTTATTAAAATCTAAGAAAACAGCCCCTAAAAATGACTCAAATAAACACCCAAGCTTTTTTAAATTTGTGCGGATTTTCTTTTCCTCTGCGTGTTTAGATAATATAAGCCATTTATGAAGACCCATTTCAAGCGCAATTTTTCCGATTGCTTCGTTTTTAACAAGCGCAATTTTTTTCTCTGTCATAAATCCCTCGTCTTCTTTAGGAAATCTTCTATAAAGGAGATATTTAGTAATTAGTTCTGTAACTCCGTCACCGATAAATTCAAGTCTTTCATTTGATTTTGTACTTAATGGCATGCAATTAGATGGTCTTTCTACAATAGTAATATTTTCTTGAATATTCTTGAAATGAGGGCGTTTTGTGTATGACCTATGAACAAAAGCTCGTTCATATAAAGCTATGTTATTTACAACTGGTGGAATACCGTATTTAGTAAGAATAGATTGAACTTCGCTCAATGTAATCTTTACATTTAAAGGATTATATGGATTAAAAACCAAACCTTCGTCCGTTTTAATGATATCATCATCATGAATTAATAATTTATCAGTCATTAATTTATCAGTCATAATTATATTATTATTATTAAACTATTATATTTAATATGATTTTAAATATAATTTATTAAGTTTTTAGTTATTTATATTTAAATATTTAGAATAATTTTAATATACAAATAAAATTTTTAATATTAATGTAGTATATAAAATGGGAGTTTTAATGAACGCCGGAAAAGCCGCACGCCATCAAGCGTCAATAGTTGCTAGAAATAATGTTTGTGGAGGATCTAAAAAAGCTGGAACTGCCCCCCGCATAGGATGGTTTATGCAAAGTAATCCTAAATTATTAGGAGCAGCTCAAAGAGTTCCATTGTTCTGTATGATTAATAAAACAGTTCAAACACAAAGAATTGGATACCGTGCTACACACAGTGGAACTATGGGATAAAAAGCAAATTTGAATTTATAAAATATATATTATTTGTAAAAACCAATTTAATAACTAAGTATTTAGTTATTAAATAATGAAAATAAAAATTGATAATCGTGAGGAAGAATTAATTAAAAATCTTAATTATTTAATAGAAAATATTCCTAGTTTTAAAGATATACAGGTGACAATAGAAACATTGCCTTTAGGAGATATTATAATTTATGATGATGACTCTGAAAAGTTAGTAATAGAGAGAAAAACAGTCAATGATTTATTATCAAGTATAAAAGATGGTCGTTATGAAGAACAATCATATAGGTTAAATGGTTTAAATCATCATAATCATAATATTATTTATTTAATTGAAGGTGATATAAATAGGTTGAATAATCGTTTTAAAGATAATAAAATAGAAAAACTTACTTTATATTCAGCAATATTATCATTAAATTATTACAAAGGGTTTTCAGTAATAAGGACATTTTCATTAGAGGAAACTGCGATATTTATATGTAATACAGTGAATAAGATTAAAAAAGGAGAAATAGAAAAAAAGAATCCTTATTATGGTAACGCTAAAATAGAAGAACAAACAAAAGAAGATAAAAATGATTGTTCTTTAAACATGGTAAATAACAATGTATTAAACAATGTAGTAGAAGATTCTGATAAAGACTATGTAAGTGTAGTAAAAAAGGTTAAAAAAGAAAACATAACACCAGATAATATTGGGGAAATAATGCTTTGTCAAATACCAGGAATCAGTTCGGTTACATCATTAGCAATAATAAATAAATTTAAAACATTTGCGAATTTAATAACATGTATTCATAATGACTCTAATTGTTTAAATGATATAACAAGCACAAATAGTAAAGGACAACAAAGAAAAATTAGTAAAACTTGTATATCAAATATATATAAATTTTTATTAAAAAAGTAGAGGAATTAAAATAAATAATAAATAATAAAATAAAAAATAATAAATAAAAAATAATAAATAATAAAATAATAAATAATAAATAATAAAATAAAAAATAATAAATAATAAAATAAAAAATATATAAATAAAATATAAATGGAAAAAAGAGATTTATATAATATTGGTTTGATTTTTGTTATAGGTTTTTTTGCTTATTTAATATTTAGAAGAATGAATTATCAGGAAGGATTTAATATTTCAAGTATATCATCGTCACCATCTGTATCTTCAACAGATGGTTCCGGTAATATAACACCTCCTGCGAGTTCATCAAATGGTATAGCTGGTAATTCAACCAATTATTTATCTCAAATTAAATCTCAAACTGTTAAATATGGCGATACATTTAATATCGCAAATTATCGAACACAATATGAAAATATAATTCTAAGTATGGATGATTTAATTAATAATTTAATGTTACAAACAGTTTTAACAGTTGATCAAACAAATCCTCAAAAAAGTTTGTTGGAAATTGGGCAATTAAATAATGCTAAAGCCGGTTTAAATAATGTAATGAAATTTATTGATGGTAAATAATTATTATAATAAAAATCTAATACATTCTATCAATTTCTAGTAAAATATCCGATGGTAGTATGACGTTTTTTATTTTTTCCCCTAAAATATCTTCTAATGTTTCTGCTTTTACTATCCAGTCATATGGAATAGTCACCATACCAGATACTAATTTATTACCATTTTCATAGACAAGATTTTTTACACGTAGTGTTTTATAATTGTTTGATTCATTACATAAAACATCAATAACAGTAGCTCGAAAATTATTTATTATGGTTTTTTCTTTCGTTTGGAAAAGATATCTAAAATTGGGGCGTAAATTTAGTTCCATTGTATAAAATATATATTTTACCTTTATATATTTTATGATAAATTGAATCAAATTTTTAAATTTTGTAATAAATTATTATACACTAATGCTAACCTCATTGTCTTTATAATAACCCTGATCCACTAAATTTTGTGTATATTCGATCCCACCCCAATTCGGGTCCATAGGGTCATCGCTATATAATAAATTTTCTTTTTGTTGGTTCATTTTATCTAATGGTGTTGTGGTTCCTACATAATATGATGTTTGGTCGTGTGCTGGATATGAGTTAATATTATAAGATGGGTCATTTTGTGTAGCATCTACTAATAATGTAGGGTTTGGATATACAGGACCACTTGGTGGTAATCCGCCTTGTTGTTCTGAAACACCTGGTCTTGATTTATAAATTTCGTTACCTTGAGCATCGTAGGACTGTTGTAAATATAAAACAGGACATCTAATTCCTTGACTTCTTTGCCAGTCTAAAAATTCAGTATATTCTTCTAAATTATCAAATTCAACTGGATTAACACCAGGAACCTTTGCTACTTTAGAATTATATAAATAAAACTTTGCACCCTTCTGTATTAAAATATTAGGACATCTTAAACCATTATTATTTGTTAAACCTTCATAATAACTAGGATCGGCGGTTTTTGCGTAAAAATATATTCCAGATAGAAAAACCAATAATATTAAAAAACTTAGTAAAGACATCATTATATATTAATAGCGATAAAATTGTTTAATAAAACGGTTTTATATTTTTAATTATACATCTAATTATTTTGTTAATTTATTTTCTATGAATTATTTATAATGGTTGTATTTTTACATATTGATCAAGACTCAAAAAATCATAAAGAATTAGATGATTATATTAAAGATGATAAAAAACAAATTTTTCTTCTTATATTTATGAATGGTTGCGGACCTTGTGAAGCTGTAAAACCCGAATGGAAAAATATTGAATTTAAACTGGATGATAATTTAAAAAATAATGAAAATATAGTTGTTGCCGATTTAGAACAATCGTTACTAAAGAATTTAGAATATTTACCAAAAGAACCAAAAGGGTTTCCTACTATGTATTATATTACAAATGGCGGAAAAACATGTGAAGATTATGATAGTGGAAGAGATGTAAACTCATTTATAAAATGGATTAAATCAAAAGAGGACAAAAATCTAACAGAGGACAAAAATCTAACAGAGGACAAAAATCTAACAGAGGACAAAAATCAAAAAGGAGGTAAAAAAAGTAAGAAGAGCAAAAAAAGTAAGAAGAGCAAAAAAAGTAAGAAGAGCAAAAAAAGTAAGAAGAGCAAAAAAAGAAAACAACATAGTCGTAAAAGAAATAATAAATTATAATTTATAATAAAACAATTTAAAATTATAAATTAAATTTATTTAATGAGCTCAATTATAAACATTATCTGTGGAACATTTTCAGATTCTTTTAAATTTTACATATTAAATTATTTTAAAACTGGGAATTTTTTTGTTGATACAATAACAACAACAATAATAATATCTATTTTTGGTTTTATAGTAAACTATTTTTGGGATTATTTTACACCATCCATGTTAAATATTGAAAATATAAAGAATTTATTTTATAAAAGAAATATTATTATCTTAGAAGGCAAACGTTCTTGCTCTACAGCAACGTATAGTGGTGGACGTCAATTAATTTCATCGTCTTACAGTAATCGTTTTAAAGCAGTTTTAGATTATATAGTTAAAAATATTGAAAATAATGGAACTATTTATTCACTAAAAGAAGTTCATCATAACGTAGAAAATGATTCATCTAAACAAAAATCAGATGTAGATATATTTATGGTACATCAATACCAAAAGTTCTTTATAGATAAAGATATTTTTATTGAAGTAAAGAACATAAAAGAAGACGATACTAATGATAAACATGAAAAAATAAGCATAAAAACAGATAGAATAACTATTAAAATTTATTCCTATGTTGTTTCTTTAAGTAAAATTAAAGAGTATATTGATGATATTACAACAATGTATCTGTCACAAATTAAAAATTATCGGCAAAATAAAAAATTCATTTATACATTAGCTAAAGTTAAGGCGAGTGAAGATGATGACTCTGGAGGATGTTGGAGCGAATCTGTCTTTGAAAGTTCAAAAACATTGAACAATTTATTTTTTGATGGGAAACAACTTTTAAAAGACAAATTGGATTATTTCAAAAATAATAAAGATTGGTATTATGAAAAAGGAATTACATATTCTTTAGGAATCGGACTATTTGGCCCTCCTGGAACAGGAAAAACATCCTTGATAAAGGCAATCTCAAATTATTTAAATTGTCATATAGTTATTTTATCTTTAAAGCTGATTAAAACAAAGAAACAATTAAACACATTCTTTTTCGAAAATACATATAATTATAAAAATGAAAAAGAAAGTATTACATTTGATAAAAAAATTATTGTGATTGAAGACATTGATTGTATTGGTGATATTATTTTAGACCGAAGTAAGAAAAATAATGATAAAAATAATTCTATTGAGAAAAATAAAACTGATAAAACTGAATCTATTGGGGATGTATTAAAAAGTATTGTGGATAGTAATAACGAAACCACTGCTTCTATTATAACAAAAACTATGTATGGTGAAGATGAACCAATTACATTAGATGATATTTTAAATGCGTGGGATGGAGTAATTGAAACACCAGGTCGTATTTTAATTATATCTTCAAATCACTATGACAAGTTGGATCCTGCGCTAGTAAGACCGGGTAGAATTGATGTCACATTAGAATTATTAAATGCAAGTCACAAAACAATAAGTGATCTGTATTTTCATTTATTTAATAAAGAAATAAATAATGACAAGTTAAAGAATATTAATGAATTTTTTTATTCTCCCGCAGAACTAATAAATATTTATATTACACACAAAGAAGAAAACGCGTTTATAGAGCGCTTGTTAATGAATAAGAAAGTTTAAATTTATTTTCTTTATAAGTTTCAATATATTACATTATAATTTAAGATTATAATGTAAAAATTAAATTAAATTAAAAAACTTTGAAAAATAAATAATTAAAAAATTGAATTTTTAAAATGAGATAAACATAAATCATAAATAACAAATAAACAATGGATTACAATTTCAGAATTTTCGATTTCAATATTTTCAACGAAAAAAAATCAAATGGATCTTCCTATGACGAAGATGGAAATATTATTGAAAGCGATGAAGAAGAAGTAAAATCTTATAAGGACAATGCTAAGTTTATGATTCAAATGTTTGGCGTAGATGAAACCGGTAAAACATGCTCGATTATGGTAGAAGAATTTAAGCCATTCTTTTATGTTATGGTGAATGACACATGGTCTAAAAAGCACAAGGATGATTTCTTATCTCATATAAAGCAAAAAATCGGTAAATATTACGAAGATTCAATTACCGATTGTATAATAATAAAACGTAAAAAGTTATACGGATTTGACGGCGGTAAGGAACATAAGTTCGTTAAATTCGAGTTCAATAATATCGGTGCTTTTAATAAAGCTAAAAATATTTGGTATACGGATTACAACAAAGGTCATACACTAATAACGGATCGAGAAGGTAAAGTTGGTTATGTATTTAACAACACACATACAGTATTATATGAGGCAAATATTCCGCCATTGTTGCGTTTCTTTCATATTCAAGATATAAGTCCTTCTGGATGGGTAGCATTACCCAAAAAGAAGACAATTTTGGTCTCACAAAATCTAGAAAAAAAGACGAATTGTGATTATGAATTTGTAATAAATTGTAAAGATATTATACCTCTAAACAATAAAGAAACTCGTGTTCCTTATAAAATATGTAGCTTTGATATTGAAGCAAGCAGTAGTCACGGTGATTTTCCTGTTCCTATTAAATCATATAAAAAACTAACAACAAATATTATTGAATACTTTGAAAATTTGACAATACACGATTTAACCCCTGAAATATGTAAAAATATGTTGCGAAATATTATTCTAAATGCGTTTGGATACGATCAGCCGGATAATGATATTAAACAAGCTATTGACAAGGTTTATCCTAAGAAAATGCCTCCAAAGGCAGAAGTTGTAAAGCTTTGTGAAAAATGGTTATCCTCTGAAGTGCGAACAATGGCAAAACAATCGGAGTTTTCTGAGATTACTACAATTGAATCATTATTTGAAAAGATGGAAGAAGATAATGAAGATGAGTTCAGTGAATTTAAGAAATACGTAAAATCATATACTGATAAGAAAGCAACAATTGCGGATATCATTTGCGATAAAAAATTCGAAAGAGACGGTAAAATAAATGAGATTAATATATCATTGAATGCTACTTTTCCGCGATTGGAAGGCGATAAATGTACATTTATCGGATCAACATTTATGAACTATGGAGAACAAGAACCGTATTTTAATCATTGTATTGTATTAAATACGTGCACCGAAATGCCGATTGATAATAGTGTTGTAGAAAGTTACAATACTGAAAAAGAAGTTCTGCTAGCGTGGCAACAATTGATACAACGTGAAAATCCGGATATTATTATTGGTTATAATATATTTGGTTTCGATTATGAGTTTATGTTTAGACGCGCAGAAGAAAATAATTGCGTTCAAGAGTTCTTAAAATTGTCGCGAAATAAAGACGAAATTTGTGCCAATTATGATAAGGAAACAAATAGATATAAGATTGAAGAAAGCAGTATTCAAATTGCGAGTGGTCAACACGATTTGAAATTTATTAAAATAAATGGAAGACTACAAGTCGATTTATATAACTTCTTTCGTCGTGAAGAAAATCTAACATCTTATAAATTGGATTATGTAGCAGGTCATTTTATAGGTGATTATGTAAAATCATTTGAGCATATTAAAAAAGAAAATGTAGAAAACGGAGAAACACTTATTAAAACAACAAATATGACTGGACTGCTAGAAGGAAGTTTTATTCATATTGAAGAAATAGGTCATTCAGTTGATTATTATGAAGAAGGTGCAAAATTCAAGGTTACCTATGTTAATAAAACAGAAGGCAAGTTTATTATTGACCGGATTATAAGTCCGGATACAACAAAGAAAGTTCGATGGTGTTTGGCGAAGGACGATGTAACACCTAAAGACATTTTTAGAATGACCAATGGCACGGCAAATGATAGGTCTGTAATTGCGAAATATTGTATTCAAGATTGCAATCTAGTTCATTATTTATTTAATAAGGCTGATATTCTTACTGGCTTTGTAGAAATGGCGAAGATTTGTAGTGTTCCTATTAATTTTCTGGTAATGAGAGGTCAAGGTATTAAATTAACAAGCTATATTGCGAAAAAATGCCGTGAAAAGAGAACGTTGATGCCTGTTATTGAAAAAGGTAGTATGGATGATGGTTATGAAGGTGCCATTGTTTTAGAGCCCAAGTGTGATTTATATTTAGATAATCCTGTAGCGTGTGTGGATTATGCGTCGTTGTATCCCAGTTCAATGATTAGCGAAAATTTGTCGCATGATAGCAAGGTTTGGACAAAAGAATATGATCTAGCTGGCAATTTAATCGAAGAATATGGCGATAAAGATCCGGCAACAGGTGAGTTTATTTATGATAATTTACCCGGATTTGAATATGTGAATGTAACCTATGATACTTATAGATATATTAGAAAAACGCCATCATCCGCAGCGGAAAAGGTTAAATCTGGCACAAAAATTTGCCGTTTTGCGCAACCTGGAGAATCCGGAGAAGGAAAAGCAATTATGCCTTCGATTTTAGAAGAGCTTTTAATGGCACGAAAAACAACACGTAAATTGATTCCTTTGGAAACAGACGAGTTTATGAAAAATGTGCTTGATAAAAGACAAATTGGATACAAATTAACTGCCAATTCACTTTATGGACAATGCGGAGCCAAAACTAGCACGTTTTATGAGAAAGATATTGCCGCGTGTACGACTGCTACTGGACGTTTACTTTTAACTTATGCGAAAAAAATCATCGAAGAATGTTACGGCGATTCTATTTGTAATACAGAGCATTATGGAAAAGTAAAAACGAATGCCGAGTACATATATGGTGACACGGACTCAGTATTCTTCACATTTAATTTACAAACACTTGAAGGAGAACCCATTCGAGGCAAACAGGCGCTTGAAATTACGATTGAGCTAGCACAAGAAGCAGGTCATTTAGCATCTAGTTTTCTAAAAGGACCACACGATTTAGAATATGAGAAAACATTTATGCCATTTTGTTTATTATCGAAGAAACGTTATGTAGGAATGCTTTATGAAACAGATCCGAATAAGTGTAAAAGAAAGGAAATGGGTATTGTATTGAAGCGCAGAGATAACGCACCAATCGTGAAAGATATTTATGGAGGAATTATTGATATTTTAATGAAGCAACAAAATATCAAACAAGCGTCAGATTTCTTAAAATCGTGTTTACAAAATATAGTAGACGAAAAATACCCGATTGATAAGTTAATTATAACAAAATCTTTGCGTTCTGGATATAAAAATCCAAAGTCAATTGCGCACAAGGTTTTAGCCGATAGAATAACAGCGCGGGATCCTGGAAATAAACCTAGTTCAGGTGACAGAATACCATTTGTTTATATAAATACGTCAAATAAGAAAGCATTACAAGGTGAGAAAATAGAAACACCTGCTTATATTATAGAAAATAATTTGAAAATTGATTATTCGTTTTATATTACAAATCAAATAATGAAACCGGTTCAGCAAGTATTTGCGCTTGTTTTAGAGAAGATATGGGCTATGCAAAGCAAAACACCCAAAATTATTAAATTTAAAAGGGATGTAGAAGCGTTGCGTAAAACAGTAGAACATGATAAATTTGATGATAAGCTAGAACAATTAAAAAATAAGGAAGTAAAGGCGTTATTGTTCGACGAATATTTAAGAGAAACAAATAATGAAAAAGAAGGAAACCAAAGCTTAACTAAATTTTTCAAAAAGTAAATAGTGAAAATAGTAAAAATAGTGAAAATAGTAAAAATATAGTAATTTTGATATTAGTTATTTTTATTTGTTTAATATAAAAGATAAATGGTTAGAAGAATAAAAACTAATAATAAAAAGAAGGGTGGACAGAAAGAAAAAATTGAATATTTGAACGATCCAATTTATAAAAATATCACGTGTGATGATGTTATAACAAAACAAAATTTTAAAATACCTAATGGGAAAAAAGATGAAGATATTCTACACTGGCAATATCAGAAATGCTGTCCAAAAAACATTGTAGGTATGGAAAACAAGTCTAAACTTTGTAGTGAAATAAAATCAATATTTTATAAAAAAGATGATGATAATGATTATAATGATAATGAATTAGATGAAGACACCTATTTTCTTTTAAAAACAACAGATAATCCTGGCGTATTGGATTGTAAAACAACAAATCCTGGACGTTTTACAAAAAAAACGTATTTAAATAAATATAATGATGATTGTTGTGTAAAATCTAAAAAGTGGTGGTTAGGAAAATATTTAGGCAGAAAAAATTCTTCGCAAAAATGTAAAGAAGTAAGAACAAAAATGAAAGAATTGAATAAATTAGAAGAACCTGAAGTGAAATCAAAAGAACAAGAGAAGGTAAAAGAGTTTGAACAAAATCAAAATCAAAATCAAAGTCAAACTCTAGTTTATCAAGAAAAAGCACCTGATATGGATTCTAGAATATTAGATTTTAGAAAAAATTTACAAAAATTAAGTATTCCAGATAGTTTTAAAGAAAACAAAGATTATAATTTAATGCTAACCGCTGGAGATGGTAAAAGTTGGTTTGGGGATTATGAAAATGGTATATTAAATTTAGTTTCTATGCCTCATTATGGATGGAATATATTCTGTTGTGTATATGATGGAGATATGAAAGGAACACTTGATGATAATATTAAGTATTTAGAAGAAAACCCTGAATTAAATATATTATTATGTTTAATTGATTTAAATAATATGGAAGAATGTGAAAAATTTGGTATTTTATTTGAGGGAAAAATAAATAAAATTAATTCACATGATTCCAGATGGTATTTGCCTACAGATATTTGTTATAAAATATTAAAACCGCACGGTGTTTGTTATTTAATGAATATTAGTTGGAATGATAAGATACTAATGAAACAAGAATTGTTCAATTTTAATACACCTAAATGGAATTGTGATGAAGAGAGAAGTGAAGAAAATGGCATGTATAATATTTATAAATGTACAAAAAAAATGAGTGGGGGAAAAACTAAAAGAAGAACTAATAAAAAAAGAAGAACTAATAAAAAAAGAAGAACTAATAAAAGAGTTTAATGTTAGCACTTATGGAGGCAAAATAATTTAGATGATTATAATAAATTAAGAAAAAATGTCAATAATAAATATATTGAATAAACCTATAAATTGAATGATGTATTTTAATATATTATAATAAATTATTATAATATATATAATGAACAAAACTAAAAAAAATTCCAAAAAAAATACAAAAAATGTTCGTTATGAGTCGGATGTTTTTGGTGATATCTCTATTCCCAAACATCATTATTGGGGTGCTAGTACTGAGCGTTCACTTATTCATTTTTCCATTAGTAATGAACTTATGCCAACTGAATTTATTCACGCTTATGCTCTTTTTAAGAAATGTGCCGCAAAAGCAAATTATAAATTAAAATTATTGGATAAACATAAATTAGATATTATTAAAAAAGTTTGCGACGATATTTTAGATAATAAATACAACGATGAATTTCCTTTACATATATGGCAAACTGGAAGTGGAACACAAACAAATATGAATGTAAACGAGGTTATTTCAAATATTTGTAATAAACGTTTGACTGGAAAATTAGGAACAAAAACACCTATACATCCCAATAATCACGTAAATATGTCGCAATCATCTAATGATAGTTTTATTACTGTTATACATATTTCTGTAGCTTTATTAGTAAGTAAAAATTTAATACCTAATTTAACTTATATGATAAATGGATTTAAACAAAAACAACATGAATTTAAAGATGTAATAAAATTAGGAAGAACACATTTAGAAGATGCTGTTCCACTCACTTTTGGTCAGGAATTTTCTGGATTTGTAGCTATATTAGAGGATTCGTTGAACCAAATTAAAATATCTTTACAACATATTTATCAATTAGCAGCAGGTGGAACTGCGGTAGGTACAGGAATTAATACTCATCCTCAATTTGGAAAAGTAGTTGCTCAAGAAGTTTCAACAGAAACACATTTACCATTTATCACTGCTCCAAATAAATTTGGTGAAATGTCAAGTCATAATGCTGTATTAAAAATGAGCGATGCGTTTAAAGTATTAGCTACAAATATTATGAAAATTGCCAATGATATTCGTTGGTTAGGTTCAGGGCCTAGAGCTGGATTAAGCGAATTAATCTTACCGCAAAATGAGCCTGGTTCTTCTATCATGCCTGGCAAAGTGAACCCAACACAATGTGAAGCGGCTGCGATGGTTTCTGTTCAAGTCATGGCAAATAATATGGCAATTACCATAGCAAATTCACAAGGTTATTTTGAATTGAATGTATATAACCCACTTATGCTTTATAATATTACACAATCTATTCGAATGTTATCCGATGTATGCATTAACTTGACTAAATTTTGTGTTTTGGGTTTAAAAGTAAACAAGGAAAAAGTAAAAGGATATTTGGATAATGCGTTAACGCTTGCTACAATATTAAATCCTTACATTGGATATGACAAAGCTACAAAACTAGCGCACTATGCTTATGATAAAAACATTTCGTTAAAAGAAGCAAATGCTGTTTTAAAATATTTACCAGAAGATAAATTAGTTGAATATTTAAACCCTGCAAAAATGATTGTTATTTAAATTATTATATAAATATACAAAATTTATATAATAATTAAGTTTATTAAAATATAGAATTATTTTACAACATCGTGTGTTTTATACTCCAAAATTACTATTTATATACGAAGAATTACTCATTGAATTTAAGAAATTTGTTACCATATTTTTAATTTCATTAACTGTAATCTCAACATAACCTACACGACGATTTAGATTAACAATCTCATCATCATCATTAGAATCCGAATCATCATCATCATCAGAATCCGAATCTTCATCATCATCAGAATCATCATCAGTATCCGAAATCGAAGCATCTGAATATTTGTCTTCTTCGTTATTATTATTCAAAAAATTATTATATCCGCGAGCATCGTACCAATTATTAATAAAACCCTCTGAATCAAGTCTGAATAAAATCGCTTCAACACTTCTGGAATGTTTTAAAGCTATTTCTTGAATTGTCATTTCCAATAATTCATATTCTCTCTCAAGAGAAAGAATCTCATTAACAGTCCATTTATTTCTGCTTCTATTATAGTTCATTTATATAAATATATATAAATATATATCTTTATATTATTTTATTATTATTATTAAACCATTATAGTGTAACTATTATGATAAAATAAAAATTATATTATATTAACGTTGTGTGCCTCTTGTGTAATAGTTCAATAATAATGTTGTAATATCAGTTTCATTTAAATTATTTAAATTATTACCTGATGTATCTCGAATATTAGGAATCGGAAATAAAATGTTTGAAGTAACATTATTTGACATATCAGTTGTAATATTATTTGACATATCAATTGAAGAATTTATTTGGTCATTATTTCTCTCTTGTTGTCTTCTATTTGATGATGGATTGTAATTTCTAATGTCATATCTACAAACCGGACAACGACAATTATTTCGAAACCATGAATTTATTTCTTGTGTTGTAAAAATATGACCACATTCTCTAATAACACATACATTATCAGTATCATTAAATCTTTCCATTGAAATAGGACAAGAATTGTTTATAGGGTTTACAATGTCAGAAAATCTTACTATCCTAGTAGCAATCTCTATTTGAGACTGTGACGGAAAAACTTCAACCGGATCTAAAAAACTGTGTATTAATTGATTTATACTTCCGTTTATATTTGTTCCAGACCTAGAAGACAATTGTGATTGTATATATTCAATATTATCAACCATATATGGTGAATTACTAAAAATTCCATTATTTAAAAAATTAATTAACTCATTTGTTACAGGATTTGTTACAGGATTTGTTACAGGATTTGTTACAGGATTTGTTACAGGATTTGTTACAGGATTTGTTACAGGATTACTATTTATTCTTCTTGTATTATTTGGAATCGAATTTGGTATGTTGTTTTCTCTCCTACTATTATTATTACTATTGGTATTAGTTCCTTGCCTATGTCGCGCTCTATTATTTAAAACACTAGATAATATATTTATAATAGAACCCATTATTCGAGTATTTGATACTTGTAATTGTTCTATTTGTCTATAATTATCATTATACATAGTGTTCAAAATATTAATTAAAAGTAATTCATCTGTAGTTAAAAATGAATAATTGCTCATTATATTATAATAATATAAATTAAATCTGTTTAAATATATTGTTATTATTAATAATAATAAAACTATGAATATTAATAAATATAAAGATAATGGATTAAGCGGATTAGGTAATTTAGGAAACACTTGTTTCATAAACTCATGTATGCAAATATTATCTCATACTTACGAATTAAATGATTTTTTAGAATTAGATACATATAAACGAAGATTAAAAAATAAATATGAATCAGCACTTTTATTAGAGTGGGATGAATTAAGAAAATTACTATGGAGCAAAAATTGTATTGTATCACCCAATAAATTTTTAAAAACTATACAAAAGATAGCCGAGAAAAAAGATATGGAACTATTTACTGGTTATTCACAAAATGATTTGCCAGAATTTCTATTGTTTGTAATAGATTGTTTCCATACAGGACTTTCAAGGGAAATAAAGATGACTATATCAGGAGATATAGAAAATGAAACTGATAAAGTAGCAGTAAAATGTTTCGAAATGATTAAAAATATGTATTCAAAAGATTATTCAGAAATATGGAATATATTTTATGCGGTAAGTGTTTCTGAAATTGTTTCATTAGAAACTGGAAAGCAACTTAAAATAACACCAGAACCCTATTTTATGATAGATTTACCTATACCTCCTGAAAATAAAACACCTAGTTTAATTGATTGTTTTGAACATTATATTCAAGGCGAAGTTTTAGACGGCGATAATGCTTGGTATAATGAAGAAACAAAACAAAAAGAAAATATAAGAAAAAAAATTTTATTTTGGAGTTTTCCGAATATATTAGTAATTGATTTTAAAAGATTTAATTCAAGAAACCAAAAAAATCAAATTTTAATTGATTTTCCAATTGACAATCTAGATTTATCTAAATATGTAGTTGGATATAAAAAGAAAAGTTATGTTTATGAATTATATGGAGTTTGTAATCACGGTGGGTCAGTATTAGGCGGTCATTATACAGCATATGTTAAGAACGCAAATGGTAAATGGTATCACTTTAATGATACATCCGTTCAAGAAGTACCTTTAATTCAAACAATTATTTCACCAAAAGCATACTGTCTATTTTACAGGAAAAAATCGACATAATTATTCTTTTTTATAAATTTATATAAACTATTTATATATATTATATAAATGGAAGTTTCAACAACATCAACAGCTGATCCTGTAAATATGTATAATTATATAAATAATATGTTATTAAACCCTACTGTTTTTATTATAATTATAATAATTATTATATTATATTTTGTCCTTTTTAATTCTTTAGGAAATTCAAATAATGAAGTAAATATGGGAAATATGATGGGAACAGAAAATAAAGAAAGTTCAAAAATTTTTGGGTTTATTATTATTTTTATATTAGTTATATTAATTGTCGTAAATGCTTTACAATACTTTTTTAGTATAAATGTAACAGCATCTTTAAAAAATTTATTTTCACAAAATCAAACATTAGATGTTACAGTAGATCAAACAAAATATCAAGCCGCGCCTGTTCCTGAAATAAAATTTAAAAAACAGGTTTTCAATATTCCAGGTAATTATTATAATTATGAAAATGCTAAGGCATTATGTACTGCGTATGGTTCACGTTTAGCAAAATATAATGAAATAGAAGACGCATATAAAAATGGTGGTGACTGGTGTAACTATGGATGGTCTGATGGCCAGATGGCATTATTTCCTACTCAACAGAAAACATTTGATAACTTACAGAAAATAGAAGGACATGAAAATGACTGCGGAAGACCTGGTGTAAATGGCGGATACATGGTTAATCCTGAACTTAGATTTGGAGTAAATTGTTATGGTAATAAACCTAAAATTACATCAGAAGAAGAAGAATTAATGAAAACAACACCTCAATATCCAGTAACAATGAAAGACATTGCTTTTCAAAAACGTGTTGATTTCTGGAAATCAAAAGTTACCGATATTTTAGTATCTCCATTTAATTCGGAAACATGGGGGGCTTTTTAAAAAAAGATATCCACCAGTTATGTAAACACAATAACAAAATTATAAATAACAATAGACGATTTATGAATATAAATACGATAAACACAACTTCACCTACTTTTTGTTTAAAATTATAAATACATAAAATAGTGTATTCATATTTAGTAAATACAATTATAGAACGACATATAGGACAGTATTTGTTTACATTATGCCAATTATTAAAACACTGTTCATGAATCCATCCATCACACGAACATTTTTTAATGTAGTTATTCATATTATTTAATCGTATTGTTTTTGAATTATCAATGTAAAGTTCTAAACAAATAAAACAGTCTTTTTCATCATAAATAAATTCGTCTTTATAAGCAATTAATATATTTTTTTCTGGATTATTTTGGCTAGCATCATGTCTTTTACAAGAACTTCTTAATTTATATTTTTTTTCCCGATTTGATATCATTATATTATTATTTAATAATAATATAATTTTATTTGTATTTAGTCTTTACGTTTATTAATTAACAATCTTAATTTTCATATTTTTTTTACTTTTTGCAACACCATTTATTTTACTTTGGGATTTAAGTTCCCTATTTTTTTTACTTTTATTTTTCTTTTTACCTCCTGAAAAAAGAAGTTCATTATTATTAATTTCTTTTTCATTAGGTTCAACCAGTTTTAAAAGTTCATTATAAAAAGTATCTATCTCATCGTCATCTTCATAAATATTTTTATTATCATTGTTATTAGAATGATAATCAATATTATACCCTGAATTAATATGTTTAATACCATTAATTAACCCTAAAGGAATTACTAGGTTTTCAAATAACTCAGAAACACGTTCAACATTTTCAGGATCTTTATCTGTATTAATTGACATTATAGGAGAAATTCCCTTACTCAACATTATTGATTTAATACTTAATCCGCCACTTTGTATTCCACCTCCGGATTGATTATTAAATATCATATCTTTGCTGTCAAACATATTATTACTTACAAATTCACTCATAATTATATATTAATTATATAATAATTAATTATTAGAAACTCGCTTTATTTCTTGTATAACTTTAACTTCTCTATTTTGCTTTAGATGATCAATAATTGTCTTTACTTGTGATTCATTTTTAATAATCTCACTTAATGATTTTTCTAAATATTTGAAAGTCAATGGTTCTGGGGTTTTCGTATTTGAAAATCTTAGTTTCCCATCACTTATGTTAACAGTATTGTTGTATAAATTATTATTTTGAGCATAATTAGTAATATTTTCCGTTAATTTAGTACGTTTCTCTCTTATTTCTCGCGCCTTATCGTTAATTTGCTTTAATTGATTGTCTAATGAAACCCATTGTTGTATTTGATTTTCAAAACTCATTTAATTATAAATTATGAAATATTTTTTTATTTCAGTTTATCTTTATTTTTTATGAAATTATAAAAATATTTTACATATAAAATTATTTGTAAAATATTATAAACTTAAATTAACGTCTTTTACGTTTAGTTCCATTTCCTCCACGTTTGTTACGTCTATATGTTTGTTGCATTCCTAAAATACTAAAGGGAACTAATGCTTGATTAATAATTTGACCCCAGAATCCACCTTTCTTAGAACGTTTTTTCCCTCCACCACCTACAGTTGCGCCTTGAACACTTGTATAAACTCCTGGTCCTGAGCCTCCAGATTCAAATGTTCTTGCCCATTGAGAAGGTCCAGAGCCATGTACAGCCACACCATAACTAGCGCCGTCACTGTAAGAATTAGATGGTGGGACATTCATACCACCGCGCATACTTCTTCTTTTACTACTTCTTTTTCTTCTTCCGCCGGATACAACTCCAACTTTTGCACCAGCTTTTTTAGATTTTACGCTATTCATTTATATAAAATACAAAGAATAAAAATTATTTAATATAAATAATGTTCCTAAATTACAAAATAAAAAAAATAAACAAAATAAACAAAAAATTATAAAACTTTATTAATTATTTGTTTATTACGTAATAAAAATAATAAAATTACTAAAATTGCTAAAATCATTATAAAAATTAAAACAACCAACGACACTGTGATATAAATATAAGGATTTATTTCATATAAAATATAGTCAATAATTGGTTTAAAAAATATTTTCATTTCACTTTTTATATCATCACGTTTAAGAATATCCAAACATTGCTGAATTATACTATCTTTCATACTTAATATAAATAATATTATAATCGATTTTTTGCGTGTTATTAGTATTAAATTTTTCTATAGAACACATAATATGGAAAATATAATTGAACCAAGTGAAAACTTTGACTTTTCAAGGCTTACTTTATCACATCCGTCTGGTGTTCAGGGTGGTGCTTATTTTACAAAAATCCAATACAATAACAAACCATTATATATACAAACTACTAAAAGTTTAACTCGTCAAGGCTTTGTAAAAACCGGTAAAAAATACTATTGTGATTTAATGTTTGATAACAACTCATCTGTCTTAATTAATTGGTTTGAGAATTTAGAAGAAAGATGTCAAAAATTAATTCACGAGAAAGGCACTTCATGGTTTCAAAATGCTTTAGAAATGAATGATATTGAAAGTGCTTTTAACTCTATAATACGTGTCTATAAGTCGGGTAAATATTATTTAGTAAGAACAAACGTAAAAAATAATCATAACAATGAACCCTATATAAAAATATTCAACGAAAATGAGGTTACTTTAGGTTTAGAAGATGTTACGACCGAGACAAATATTATATCTATTTTAGAAATACAAGGTATAAAATTTACTACCAGAAATTTTCAAATAGAAATAGAGCTTAAGCAAGTCATGATTTTAAATAATGAACCAATTTTTGAAAGTTGCTTAATTAAAAATTCATTAAATAATAAATCGGAAGCTGTAGTAAAAACAGAAATATTAAGTAACAATTTGGAAAGAACAGAAACAACTAATTATTTAGACCATTTAGACCATTTAGAAGATTTGGATAATTTAGTAAACAAAGATAACAAAGATAACAAAGATAACAAAGATAACAAAGATAACAAAGATAATTTAGAAATTGAACCCGATACACAATTAATAGATGATTCATCATCCCATCATCCTACAAATAACAATTCAGAAAATAAGAATGATTTGGAATCTTTAGATATAAATTTTGAGGAATTGAGTATAGAAGAATTTAATGACCAAAAAGAATTGAAAGAATTTGAATTAAGCAATACTTTAGAAAATACTTTAGAAACATTGTCATTAAAAAAACCCAATGAAGTTTACAAAGTATTATATGAAAAAGCAAAGGATAAGGCAAAATTAGCAAAAAAAGCACTTATTATAGCCTATTTAGAAGCAAAAAAAATTAAAAACACATATATGATTGAAAATATTGACAATAGCGACAGTGATTTTGAGGCAGAATTGGACGAAGTTTCTGAAAGTGAATTGGATGACTTATAAATTTAGAATAATTAAATTAATACTAACCTTTAGAATTTTAAGAATTTAAGAAATTAACAAATTAATTAAATACGGATTCTTAAAATTATTTTATCATTATTTTAATATAATGAGCGTCTCTCTAAAAAAGCTATGGAACGATTACGGTATTGGAGCAATAGTGGTTTTATTAATTATCGCTTACGGCGTAAGTTTATTTGCAAATTACTTATCATCTAAGGGAATGTCTGGTTATGAATCACAATCAAATATGTCATCACAATATAAAAATAATAAGAACCATCAAATGTCTGGTGGAGTTTCACCCGCTTCAGAAGGTAACAACGAAGTTTTTGCCTCCGCAAATGGTGTTCAAACAAGTACACCAGGTGTACCTTCATCATGTTCTCAAACATCTATACAAAATCCTGCTGATCTTTTGCCCAAGGATAGTAATAACCAATGGGCACAATTAAATCCTTCTGGTAAAGGTGAGCTAGCCAATGTTAATTTGTTAAAAGCAGGTTACCATATTGGAATTGACACAATTGGACAGACTTTAAGAAATGCTAATTTACAAATTCGTTCTGAACCCCCTAACCCTCAGCAATATGTTGGTCCATGGAACCAGACAACAATACAACCTGATTTCATGAGACCTCCTCTTGAAATTGGTTCTGGTTCTCAATAAATTTTGTTAAAAGATATTTTTAATGTAATTTAGTTATAGTTTCAAATTAATGTTATAGTTTTATTTTTATAACATTATTTATATATATATATATATATAAATAATGTCAAAACAAACCGGTGGTGGTGTAACTATTAAAAAAGAAATGTTTAAAGATCAAACAACAAGTCATGATGTATTAGAACAACTTGCGTTTGAACATTTTAAACAAAATAGTACATGTGAAATTTTTTCATATAATACACGCGGCGGATTATTATTTAAATTCACTTTAAATCCGGGGGTTGCGTCATCTTATATTTCTACTGATAGAAATGATGTTGGAAATGACGTTACAGAAATTCTTGTGAAAATGGTTTTTATTAATAAAAGGAGAAGCACACGATTTGAAATTATTGATATGAATAATCAAACAAAATTAATGGTTAATTTAAACCCGGTATTTACAAAAGACTTTGGTCGAGAAATTGATATTCAAAAAGAAATTTATACAAAAACAATGGGGATTGAATTATCTCCTTTGTGTCCAAAAATTCTTTATACCCAGATTATTGATCTTGATATTCATACAGGAAAAAAAGGTTGTAAAGATTTATTTTTAAAATTCCAACCACAAATGCGATATAAAGTAAGTGAAGAAGAATATGTATTTATAGAAACAAAAAAAATAGTCGATAAGGCAGATTTTGAAGTTGATTGGATGATTGGTTTATGCGCAATGGAGTATAAAAAAGGTACTACTGATTTTTATAAAGCACTTGACGAAGCAACGTTACCAGAAGAAAAGGATTATTTGTACGGGTTATTATTAATGAATTTAAGTCGTCTACGCAAACTTGGATACATGCACTGTGACTTTCATGGTGGAAATGTTTTAGTCGATAAGCAGGGAGGTTGTTCTGTTTCTAGTTCTAGTGCTTCTGGTGGCTCTTGCTGTAGCGGTGAAGCTAATTTATCTATTATTGATTTTGGTCGTTCCAAAGATGTTGTTCAACCTACACCTAGAACTGGTGAAGATTTTTTAGATACAGTTATAAGAGAAGAGATTAGTTTTTTTAAAAGTGATATATTAAACCATTTATCAAAGAATAGAGCAAAATACAAACCTATGGCGTTAGAAATAGAAAGATGTATTGAATCTAAAAACCATGAATTTGTTAGAAGAGCAGTAGTTGACCCCACATTTGGTCCAATTTTTGAAAATTTAGGCTTAATTGGAGAACGAGATTTTCAAAAATTTAAATTATTACTTTTAAAAATTATTCCTGGATTGGCATTGTCGGATAATGAATTAAGACTCAAGATTCAAGAAGCACAGAGGGAATCCAATGATCCTCTTCTACAAATTGTAATTGATGAACTTTTAAAACGGTGTATAGGTATTGGAAGAGATTTTGCTGAATATTTTTTGCGTGAAGCAGACAGAGAAGACACACCTGCTGAAATTCTTATTCATTTTGTGCAAGACAAAATTTATAAACATATTATTGGTTATTTAATCGAACAACACAAACTTGATGATCTCATTGTAAGAGAAGCAATGATTCTTTCAAGGGACGAAACAAAACCTGATGTATTTTTTGATTTAACTAAAACAAATAGTATATTAGATTTATATAAGAAAACAGAAGGAAAAATACCAATTGAAGATGTGTATAAAATATTAGAATTGAGACCTAGTAGTGAAAAAGACGAAGCTATTTATATTTATAGTTTACATACAAAAAACAATAAGATTCCAATTGAAATAGTTTTTAAAGCAATTCAAATTGGTGGCACTCCAGAAAAGGCTGAGAAAATTTTAGTTTTATGTAGTAAAACCGGAGTCTCAATTGAAATTATTGATGAGGTTTTATCTATTGTTCTCGATATTGATTTAGATTTGATTACAATAATTTTGAAATTACACGGAGAAGAATCAGCAAACGAAATACGTAAAGCAGCCGATTATATTAGCCATGATATTGAGAATAATCATGATCCAGGTAGAATCAAATTTCAAGCAAAATTAAAAGCAATGTTGCAATTACATATTAATACAGGAGAAAATATTGAATTAATTATTGAGATAATAAATAGAGGTGTTTTAGAACCAACTTTAATTCAAAAAATTTTGTTATTAGACCGCGAAAACTCAATACAAGTAATAGACCAAGCCCTACTTGTTTCTGAAAATATGGAACAATGTTTAACACTTTTGGAATTACATATTAATTCTGGAGCACCTATTGAAATGATTCATAATGTTTTAATAAATGGTGATACAAATGGTGCTACTACAACTGGTAAAGCGTTACAAATTTTAATATTGTTAATGTCCCACCAGAATCAATCAAATTTGGGAGGCAAAAAACATAATAAATCCAAAAAACATAATAAATCCAAAAAACATAATAAATCCAAAAAACATAATAAATCCAAAAAACGTGTATTAAATCGATTTTAATAAATAAAAAACAAATAATAAATAATAATATTATTTTAGCAATATATAACTCAAAAAAGATAATATATTTTGATTATCTTTTTTTAATCATAGAATATATGGAAAAGCACGGAATATTCTTCTATATTTTTGTCGGATTTGTATTATTATTATGTTTAAGAATTTATTATGATTCCGACATGTTTAATCTTAAATGTATTATAGCATCAAAGGACGGAAATCGATATTGTGTAAGAGAAAGACAAAAATTAGAGTTAGCCGCAAATTTATTAGCCGATGTTACCGGAAAATGTAAAGCCCTTGTTCAATATATGAAAGAAAAACACCCAGATGACCCTCGTGTAAAAAGATTGGTTGAAGGATTTAACCCTCAAAAGATAAGCGAAACATTACCAACAAGTGAACTAACTGCTTATAGTGAGAATAAAGGAGAGAAAATCGCATTTTGTTTAAACACCACAAAAAATGGAGATAAATTAATAGATATAAACACATTAACATTTGTAGCACTTCATGAGTTATCTCATATTTTAACAGAATCCATAGGACACAAACAAGAATTCTGGAATAACTTTAAATTTGTATTAGAAAACGCAAAAGCAGCAGGTATTTATGACCCAATTGATTATAAAAAAAATCCAAAGCAATATTGTGGCATGACTATAAATGATAACCCATATTATGATTTAGCATAATTTTATATTTATTTTATTTTTATACACTTTAAGATTTTATATTTTATAATTATTAATTATTATGTAAATAATTATAAAATAAAACTAATTTAATCATAAAATAATACTATTGATATATATATGTCAAAATCAATTATAGAAAAAAAGATACAACCAGTTTATAAAGTTAATTACCTGGTTAATAATGAAATACAAAAAATTATAGTATTTAATGGTATAAAATCTAAAAAAAAAGAACCAATTCATGAAGAAGAAATTAAGAGAAAAAATGGCGAAGTTTATAAAGTTCCTGTTTTTCAATCAGAACAGCAAATCCACTATGATGATTCTATCGGAGCAATTAAACTTAAAATACTTAATGAGTTTAAAAAAATGACCGCATTAGATGAAGTTTATTTATTTTGTCAAAAGGTAGAAACATTGAATCCTATTTCAATCTATCAAATGCTAACACAAAATAAAAAAATTCCGCTTACTCATATCCGTTTACAACAATTTATTTCAAATATAATGAGCGATTTAGATGGTAATAAATTAGAAGAACTTCCAGTCAAAGATATTTATAGTTATGATGATATATTAAGTTTAAAAATTGCCGATAGAAAATTTATTATTAATAAAGTTCTGGGGCAAAAATTTTTCATAGTTGAAAATGAGTATCCTTTTACAAGTAACCCATATGATGTGGTTGAGTATGATAGTTTTTTTGAAAGAGTCTCACGTAAATCTTTATCTACATTAAATAGTCATCTTTTATTAAATACAGGTGAAATAGTAGGTAATAATATATATTTATGTTTGGCTAAAGACGTTGTTCAGCATTCACTCACGAAAAATATTAATCAGCAAACAACTATAAAAATTTATTATCCATTTTTGTATAATAAAAATATCAATTCTTTTAACGATTTTACGATCAGTGAAGAAAAATACAACACAGATAACTCTAAACTTTTAACTGAGAAAACAATGGAGTCATTTAAATCAGTTGATATGTTTTATGATGTATATAAATTAAAAAAATCAGAGTTAAACTATGTTAGTAAAGGAATTAAATATATAAAAGTCGTCATTAAACCTGATTTCAATATTAAAATTCCATTAGAAGTAATATTTAAAGTAATACACGCTAGTCAAAATAACCCTCTTATTAAATATAATCCATCCTCAAAACAAGAAAATATTTACAGGTTATACACTGATAGAATAGCAACAGATGGAAGAAAAATACCATATTTAAAAAAGGGGCTTATTTTTAAATCCGATAAGGAAATCGGAAGAAGTAAATCAGTAACGGTTTTAATTGAAAATAAAAAAATGGATACTAAGAAAAACGAAGAATCGCAAATTATTTATTGTGAGTTTGATGAAAATGGATATATTACTATAAGCACAGAATTTCAACAAATTGTAGATGAAGATAAGATCGATGAAATTTTTAGAGAAGCCATAAATCCTATTATCATTGACATTAAAAATCATTTAGAACAAAACGGCTACAAAATAAATCTATTTGATTCTTTAAATAATGAAAATATTGAAGTAAAACAACTTACGTATCAATCGAAAATACAAATTTCAAAACAAATAAAACTAGATTCATTCAAGGGGTGTATATCTTGTATTTTTAATAATGAATCATCTGAGTTTAAACAAGGCATTCATTTACGTTTTAAAAGAGTTTCAAATTTTAATAAGGTTACTAGTCAAGAGGCTTTTATTTTGGAAAAACAAGAAGAAGGTTTTAGAGGAGATGAAATTGTTCAAGCACTTTTAGACAATTATTCAGAAGATTTAACACAAGAAACCGCATTAGATTTAGTTCGAAAAGTGGCAAATGAAATACAAGTTGAACGCGGAGTTAGAAAGTCTGATATTAAGATTAAAAATAATCCTGGCTTTAAAACAATAATACAATTAGACCAGAAAATAAGCACAATAACAATAACCGTTGAAAATATTAATGACATAAATTATTTATCTATAATTCCTATTTATTTGGATACTATGATACGTTTAACACAAGACATTAAAAGTACAGGGTTTCCAAGTAAAGAAATTACACGAATTTGTTCTTCCGGTGAAAAAGAAGATATTATTCCTAATGATATTATTTCTTCTCTTGAAAGTCAATTATCTGAAAATGAAGAGCCTTTTATTGAAGAAGAAACTGAGGATGTAATATACAAAAAAACCAACGATTTGTCTAGTGTAAGCGATAGTGATTCTATTGTTGATGAAGAAGCAGAAGAGAAAGTAAATAATGCTTTAAGTTTATTTTTTGATGATGATGATGATGATGATGAAGAAAGTATTGAAAGTGCTACTTTAGGCGGACAACAAACTAGTAGTAGTAGTGGTAGTGAATCTTCGATAATATCAGAAGAAAGTATAAAAACAGATACTTCTTCTTTACCTAAATCAATTACAATTGAAGATGAAGAAGAAGAAAAAGATGAATCTAGTCAAAATGAAGAATTAAGTGAAGGAGAGAAATTGAATGAAGATGATGATAAAGAAAGAATTATGATTGACAATCAAGCTAAATTAAATATAGAATCATCTAGTGATGAAGATGAGAAAGAGGATGAATCATCTAGTGATGAGGATGAAGAAGAGGATGAATCATCTAGTGATGAAGATGAGGATGAGGATGAGGAAGAAAATATTGTTCAAAATATTGATGGTATGCCTTTAAGAAATTATTTCCAAGGTAAAATTGAAGAAAAAGATTCAAAATTAATTGTAAAATCACCAGTTAAAAATGAACGAGGTGAATTTTCCATTTACTCTAAGATTTGTCAATCTATCCATAAAAGACAACCTGTTATCTTGACAGACAACGAATTAGATAAAATTAATAAAGAACACAAAGATTTTTTAAGACCAGAAGATATTATAAAATATGGCTCCGACCCAAAAAATCAGTTTAATTACATTTGCCCTCGTTACTGGTGCTTAAAAACAAATAAACCAATTGACCCAAATGAATTTAAAGAAATCGAAGAAAATGGTAAAAAAGTATTAGTTCATCCTACTTGCGGTAAAATTATACCTGAAGATGAAGAAAAGGTTATACCAGGACACTATGTTTATGAATTTTATAAACCGAAACGCGGAGATGAAAAATACAAAAAATATCCGGGTTTTATACCTGATAAACATCCAGATGGCTATTGCTTACCTTGTTGCTTTGATAAATATAATACAGAAGGACGCATAAAAGCTAAAGAAAAATGTGAAGCGAAACAGTCTACTGAAGAACCATCTGTTAAAAAAGACGAAAAACAAAAAGACTTAGATGAATACATATATGGTCCAGAAAAGTTTCCACTTTCACAAGGACGGTGGGGGTATTTACCTATGCAAATTCAACAAATACTCAATGAATTAAATGAAGATTGTCAAATAAGTAAAACAAATAGCAATATTAAATTGAATCATCCTTGTTTAGTTCGCCATGGTATTGAAGTAAATTATAAACAATCATTTATTGCGTGTGTTTCAGATGCTTTATATTTTGCGAAAAAGATCAAAAGTGAAAACAGTAAAACAGAAAAATTCGCAAAGGTTTTAACTATAAAAGAAATGAAACAAAGAATAATAAAATCATTGACAATTGATAATTTTATAAATTATCAAAATGGTAATTTAGTAAAAGATTTTTATAGTAATACAGAAAGTGTTGTTGATATTAATAAATATAATACCACAAAAATATTTACACAACTTAATTTAGAGGATGAAAATGAAAGGTTATTTTTTTCAAAAATTGCTAGTTCGTTTGAAAATTTTATTCATTTTTTAAATGATGATGACGTTATTATTGACCATTCTTATTTATGGGATATTATTTGTCAACCAAATAAATATTTATTTCCATTAGGAATTAATTTAATTATATTTGAAATACCAAACAATGATATTACGAATAACGTTAGATTAGTTTGTCCAACAAATCATTATTCTAATGAATTTTATGAATCCAGAAAAGATACAATTTTTTTATTGAAAGAAGATGATTATTATGAACCTATTTATTCTTATACAATTAATGAAAAAAGTATTAAGGTGAAGAAAGATTTTAGTGAACATGATCCAACACTTTCAAAGACAATGAGAGAAGTTTTTATATCAGTAATAAAACCATATTTTAAAAACATTTGCACTCCTCTTGAAAGTATGCCTGAAAATGGACTTTTACCTCCCAGCGTATACAAAGTAAGAAAACCATTAAATCTGTATAGTTTAATTGAACAACTCGATAAATGCGGTTATAAAATACTTAAATTTGTTTTAAATTTTAACAGTAAGGTAATAGGAGTTTTAGCAAATAGCCAGCATTCTGAAATTAACGGGTTTGTACCATGTTATCCATCCGGATTAAATGAAGACTTGAAGAACTCGTTAGGTTTTGTTTTTATGACTGATTTAAGTTTATGGAATAATTATGATGACACTATGGAATTTTTAAATATTCTTGAAAAAAAGAGTAAAAAACGTGATAAACTAGCACTTATCCCTTGTAAACCAATCTTTAAAGTTGTAGAGGATGAATTAGTTGTAGGAATATTAACTGAAACAGACCAGTTTATACAGTTATCTGAAACTATACCTGAATCTGATATTCCAGAAGGTTCTAAATATTTTATACCTACTTTAAAAAATAGCAACTATATTATTAATAAAGATAAGACACCAATGGAATCTGCCGATAGTATAATAACTATTTCAAATAAAGTAGATGAAGAAAGAGTTGATTATATAAAAAAAATAAAATTAGAAACAAATTTTTATAATGTTTTCAGAAATACTGTTAGAATATTATTAATTGATTATGAAAATATAAAAATAAAAGAAAAGATTGAAACCGAAATCAAAAAACAATATATTACATATACTCAAAAACTCGCAAATATCAATAAACTATTAATAAATCTGGTAAAAGATAAAATACAATTTATCGGTGATTCTAATTATTATAAATTAATACAAGAAGTCTCGACATGTATTGTAAAAAATTCGGATAGTTGTAAAAATACACCTAATTTATGTGCGTTAACTGAGGATGATAAGTGTAAATTAATACTTCCTGAAAAAAATTTATTAACAAATAAACCAAATGAAGCCATGTATTATAATAAAATGGCAGATGAGTTAATTCGTTATAATAGAATTAAATCATTTATGCTACAACCGGAGATGTATTTATCATTTGGAAATATTGGGTATAATTTAAGAGATAATGAAATTATTTTAACTCAAAGTTCTTTAACTCAAGAATATTTTGAAGATATTATTGAAGCAAAAATAAATAAATATATTGGGTCTACATCATATGATGAAGCACGACCGATTATAAGTCAAAATTATGACAATACTATTAAAAACTTAGGTGAACCTACTATTGATGAGCAAGAATGTAAAAAAACAGTGAACAGTAAAATTTCTATTTCACAATGGGCAACCTCTTTTCCTAAAAATTTTACAGAAATATCATACGGTAAATCAGTTTACTGTACTTTTAATATTATAATGGATATTATCAGAAGAAAAACAGGAACATATATATCAGTGAATGAAATCAAGAATATATTATATGATGAATATAAGAAATATTTACAAAATTATGGTGAAAAGGTTCTTGATATTTTAACTATGGAGGGTAAAAAAACATTGTGCGATCGCGTAAAAACAGGTGCTTTAACTTTTACAGACTTTATTTATAGTGAAAAATATTTTATTACTCCGTTTGATTTATGGTTGCTTGTAAATAAATTTGAAATACCTACTATTTTTGTATCGCAAACACCTATATTACAATCAAGTTATGAATCATGTGGATTTATTGCTTATGGAGAAGAAGAAAATAAATTTGTATTTATTGTCATCCCTGTTTTAAAAGCTGAAACAGAACCAGGGTTTAAAATTATTGAAGATGAAGAAAAAAGTATTTTTATTTCATTAGATAAATTAATAAATACTGAAAATACTAGGAATATTATGTTTGATGATAAAATAACAATAAAGTCGTATTTAGTTACTTTTACAAAAACTATTAAACCACCACCAATTGAAAAAGTTGTTAAACCGAAAAAAAACTTGTTAATTGCTGATTCAGATGACGATGAAAAAGAAATAAAAAAGCCTAATATCGTTGAAGCTATTAGACAAGCAGAACCCGAAATTGAATTTGTTGAAAAACAAAAAACAAAAAAAGTAAAAGTTGTGGCGGTTGATAAAAAAAGAAATCTAACTGCGAAACAAAAAAAAGTACTGATTATAGATTCTTCTGATTAACTTATAGAATTTTCTTCGTCTATGTCTTCTTCTTCGTCTATGTCTTCTTCTTCGTCTATGTCTTCTTCTTCGTCTATGTCTTCTTCTTCATCTATGTCTTCTTCATATTCTGTATCATTATTTTCCTGAATAGGATAATATAAATTATTATTACCACTTTCACTATAATCTATATTATTTGTATAATAATATGTATTAGAACCTAATAATATATCTATATTTTCTTCATCACAGAGTAAATGACTTTCTAAAAAAGAAGCCTCTTTTAAATTTATTTTATTAAACGTATCATAATAAAACAATATTGTTCTAGTTTTTTTTACAAAATTAATATATCGTGTTTCAATTTTATACATTTTTCTTCCAAAACAAATATTTATTTTCTTAAATCTAAGTAAATTTGCAAATAAATATTTCGTTGAAATAATTTTAATTGTTTTAATTAATGAATATTTACTTCTATAAAATAAATTAATAAATGGTTTGAACGCTAAAATTATTTTGTCTTTTGGAAAGTTAAAACAAAATTTAAATCTATCATTTTTGTATACTATTTTATTATATTCTATAATCATGCTTAATATTACATTATACAGTATGTCGTCTGGCGAGTTTTTAATATAGTTGTCAATCGCATATTCTCGTATTAAATGTTCATTGAATTTTTTAAAATTAGTTAAATCAAAATTTTGTAAAAAAAACTTGTAAAATAATTCGTGTATTTTTATATTTTTTCTTTGCAATGTAAAATAGATATTATATAAAGTAGATTTACTTAATGGAATATTATTATACGGATTCTTAGAAACAAGAGGTTCAGAGAAAAATAAAGGAGAGTTAATTAAAGAAGTAGTAATTGTTTTTACAATTTCATTTATATTGAATAAATATTTATTATTACCTTGATACAAACAAAAAGTTAAATTATGATTTATATCTAATTTGTTTAAACATAAATCACAATCAACTAATATTTTAGATTTTTTATATTTATATAAAAATACAAATTTATTTATGATATGATAAAAACGTTGTATTTTGTTAAAATTATTAATAAATTCATTTTTCATAAATTCTGACATAAACATATTTTTTTGAATTTCTTTATAAAATTTAAACTTGTTATAGTTATAATTTTCTTTATTATAAAAACATTTAAATATATATCTTTGTGCGCTATTATTTAATGTATTATTGCTATAAATAATAAATGCATTATTCGAAAAGTCAAAATATCTTTCTACTATGTATAAAAAAAAATTAATAGACATTATTATTATTTATTATTTATTATTTATTACTTTAAATAACTAATAAATATTATTTTATATTTTATATTTTATATTTTATATTTTATATTTTATATTTGTCTATTATTTGTATAAATCTTCGATTGTAATGTAAATGTTTAAAATCCCGGATTGTATCCAGAGTTATCAATACCCATATCGGTTGCTTTAATGCTAACAACATTATTCTGTATCGATAAATTTGCCACACTACAAATATCCTTAGAATCTTCTACTTGACCAAAGAATTTTTCAATCTCTTCATTCACATCTACCGGCGCATATTCACTGGTTTCTTCTAATTTCTGCATTTCTTCAATATCTAAAATTACTTGAAAACTACTTGTTCCGAAATAGCCTTCTTGGCCACACATAACATTTGCCGATATACCTCTTAATGTATCAAGCTCGCCGTGTCTTGCCGCTTTTAAAAACATTTCAGGAGTTTCTTCAAATGATGCCTTCGCAATTGGTCCAATATTGTCGTTATTAATACCGTGTCTAAATATAGAAATCATCTTACTTGCGTAGGTCATTCTATCGCATAAAACACTGAAATGATGATAATTAATGTAGGTTCCATCAAATTCAATAACTTCTACTAACTCATTGTAAATAGCTAATCTTGCCGCCTCAATACCCAAAACATTATATATTTCAGTAATATCATTACTAAATGTCCTTGAACCATCAATATAATCAATTGCCAAGATATCTAACATATTTGTTCCAATAGTATCAAGAACCCAAACATCTTGTTTCTTGTATTGACCATTGCTTTCAACTAACGTATTTTTAATCTTTCTAATAATAACCTTGTCAATTCCCTTTATTCCTCTTAAAACTACATTTTGAAGAATCTGGTCCTGAAAGTTCTTCAATAAATATATATGGTCCGACTGGTCAAGAGGATTCGCTTTTATATTTTTATTACCATTCTTACTGTTATTTTTAATAACTTCATTCATTCTAATTCTAAATATTAACTTGTCTGCGTTGTAATCAGAATAAACACAACTAATCTGATTTTCATAACAGTTATTCAATGTAAAATTCACATCATCCATGGTAATATTTTTCTCAAGCATTATTTCTGGGTTCATAACCATTCGAATAACCCATTTAGATTTTTCATTTTCATCCGAATTTAAATTCACCTCGTTACATTCATCGATCATACTTTCAAAAGATTTATATTGCTGAATGGTCTCTTTGTCTTCAGTTATTAATGAATTTAATTCATCTGGATCAAAACAAATTTCAATTGACTGAACTATTTCCTCCATCTTAGTATGTTCTAACATATACATAATTGACTGAGCCTTATCCTTCAAGGTTTCATCTTCCGGCTTTAAATAAACAGTCAATGAGGGATTCTTGGGATTGTCGGACAGTGACAATATTTCCTCGATTCTTGGAACACCACGAGTAACGTTCGATTTGGAAGCGACACCCGCAAAATGAAAGGTGTTCAAAGTCATCTGGGTGGAAACCTCGCCAATACTTTGACCTGAGAGCATACCAACCATTTCACCTGGAGCTACAATGGACCTCTTATAATCCGCAATAATTGTATCTAGTAAGATAACCAATGAACTTTTATTGAATCTTTTTGTCACTAATAACTCCTTGGGCGATAAGTAATAGTAATACAAAATCTTAAATAGCAAAGTAGGTGGGGCATAATGTATTTTCTCAAGAATGCTATATGCCTTTTCAATCATTTGAAATGCTTCAACCGGCGTAATATCGACTAAAGAACTTACAGTAATATTTGTTTGCCCCTGAACATTCCCAATAACAAACGCGAACCCTACCGGACTATTTACAGTACTTTCATCCTTATATTTGAACACATTTTTAACTAATTCATCTCGCATTTGAATCATAAACTGCGTGTATTTATTACAATATTCAATCATCTCTTCCTTTTGCTTCTTGTATCGAGATAACACGTTCTTGAGAAATACATGTGACAATGACTTTGTGTTACCAATTTCATCCGGCACGTTAAAATGAGCGTAAATATCTTGAATATTCATATTTACTAACGGGATGCTTTGGTTTTCAACCTTCATTGGATCAATATTATCGTCGCCATACGCAAACTGGATAATCTTATTCTTATTTGTTCTAACTGTCATTCCGTAATTTACCATTAAATCTTCAAGACCCTTGATTAATCGTCTTTGAATGTAACCAGTGGAAGAAGTTTTTACTGCGGTATCAATAAGACCGACACGACCACCCATAGCGTGAAAGAACAACTCTTGAGGTGATAAACCATTAATGTATGAACTTTCAACAAAACCACGAGCCACTGGTGAATCGTCATACTTAGTAAAGTGAGGTAATGTTCTGTGCTCGAACCCATAAGGTATACGTTTTCCATCTACATTTTGTTGTCCTAGACAAGAAATCATGAATGATATGTTTAAATCACTACCCTTTGATCCTGAATTAACCATAGTCACAAAACGATTGTTTTTACCAAGACTCTTTAATCCGATTTTACCAGATTCCGATGATGCTTGACTAAGAATGTTGTTCACTTGTGTCTCGAATTCTTCTTCGTTTGTCTTCCCGGTATTGTTTTCAAATACCCCAATTTGCGTCTGCGAAATTAAATTACTGACTTCCGACTTCTTCTTTGTAATTACTTGAACAATCTCATCATTTGTCTTCTTGTCTGAAATTAAATCACTAATACCTACACTAAATGAGCTTGACTTCATGTATTCTGTGATAATATTCTGTAAATCGTCAATAAACTTTGCTGAAGCCATATTTCCAAAATTGTTACAGATTCGCTGTAATAGGCCTTTCGTGTTGCCACCTAGTACACTCTTATCCATTTGACCTCTTTTGTATTCGCCATTTTTAACTTCAACAATTGCGTTCGATTTACTAATATCTTCCTTTGCCTCGTCGAACGCTTTTGTCTTGTATTTTAACGACAATGGCGGTAATATTTGCGACATTATGTCGAAATTCGATATTAAGCCATTCTTTTCTTCCATGTTTTTAAATAATTCCTTTGTGTTTACTTTGTCAAACATCATAAGTATATTCATCGCCTCACGAGGTGTAAAGTTTATCTTTTCTCTTGTGAATTGATAGCATCCAAGCATTGAATCCTGGTATATGCCTATAATGGACGAGTTATTTGCCGGACTAACTATTTGATATGGCACCGCTGCCAAATATCGTAATTCTGCCTCAGACTCCGGGTCTTGTGGCATGTGTAAATTCATTTCCATGAATATCCTTACTATTTCTAGTAAGGCCGGAATACACCTTAAGCCTTATCAGGTTGATTAAACCATCATTTAAGACCCATAACCGTCTACTCTCTGAACCTTTCCCATACTCTTATCATAACGAGGTTAGGGACTTGGCTGCTGATTATCCAATCCATTCACATTTTTACCATTGGGTTCGTCAATTAAACGAGTTCTTCCAATACCTTTCGGCATAGGAGTGGTAGTGAAGGCTCTAAGGAACTTCCAGCAATTTGGTCATGTTGCTAATTGATTCTTTAAATTATTTATAAATTCTATCGCACATTTTTTACTTTCATCTAATGAAATATGAACTCCACCAAAATCTGCTTTTACTCTATCTATATATACATACCATCCATATTGTTCATTGTGTTTGTTTAAAGGTTTAATATATTTATCAATGTCATCATCTATATGTTTTACATCTTTAAATCTATCATACTTCTTATCTTTATAATAATTAATAACTCCATTTGAGACACGCTTTTTACTTTCGTCGCTATGAGTAAACACATTACCACCATTTTTTAGATTATAACCGTTAGGAAATAAACTATTAAGTTCCTTAATGTAATGCGTTTCTCTTTCATCGGCATCTTTAGTTTCACAACATTCTATTAATTCAACAACAAAATCAGTAACACCATATTTTCTAATGGCATTATTTAAATAATATGATTGGTTTTTCTTTGTTGAAAATGCTTCTGAAATATGACATCTAAATCGTCATTCGTGTCCGTATGGTCTATATCTTTTATGGTTTAATATATGTGACACTGCTTGTCCTACGTATATCTTACCACTAGTGAGATTTGTTATTTTATATATTTCACAATTTCTTTTGGTTTGGTCGTCTATAATTATTTTTGATAGTTCTAAATATTTTGATGGTTCCATTTTATATTATATGTATATTTTTATTTATGCTGTTTTAGAATTTATTATTATTTATTAAATCACTTAACTAGGGAGTTGCACGCTTTTCACGCTCCCTGTTGGGGACAAAATGTTATTTACATATGTCTATCCCCGTCAAACGGTTGTTCCCCAAGGTTTCCCAAGGGGCCGGACTGTATCTTAAGCAGATTCTGGTTAGTTAGACCATCATTATCTACCGACTTCCGTTCAGTCTCTGAGTGCCTTCCATATCCTTACTATAACAGATTTAGGAAGTAACACTGCGGATTGCCCAATTCTTTACATTATTACCATTGGTTTCGGCTATTAACCGAGTTCCTCTTAATCCCTTTCGGGATCAGAGTGGTAGTAAAGACTCTAAGGGGTTTCCCGCAACAAGAAATCTCGCCTCATAAAGAGACTAGGGAGTAGCACGCTTTTAACGCTCCCTGTTGCCGACGTTGACAGTTTAGTCGTTTCTGTGACCATTTATCATCACAAAAATTTCATCAGCATTGTATGGTTTGGTGTCAGCAACGTTCATCCTGAACGTATCACCGCGCTCCATAATGCGCGTAATATGGCACATCATCGACATTCTATGAAGAGTAGGTTGTCTATTAAACAAAATAGCATCCCCATCCATCATATGTCTATGAACAATGTCACCATCTTCAAGGACAATAGAGTTTCTATCGATGTAGCATCGCAAGTCAATAGATTCTCCATTTGCCTTCTCATATTTCTTAGCTCCAGGATGAACATCCGGGCCATTTTGCACCAATTTAGTCAAGAAAGCTCTGTTAATTTTGTTCACGACAACAGGTTTAGTAATGTTCTTCGCGATTTTCATAGGAATACCGAGTTCCCGAATGGAAATATTAGGGTCAGCAGTAATAACCGAACGAGCACTAAAATCAACACGCTTAGCCATCAGATTTGCTCTCATACGCCCAGATTTTCCATTCAATCTATCCTTAATAGACTTTAATGGACGTCCTGACCTTTGCGCTACAGAAGCCACTCCAGGAATCTTATTATCAACTTGCGTAGCAACATAATATTGTAGAACGGTTGTCCAATCATCAATAACATTTGCTGGCGCATTGTTCTTAAGCTTTTCCTGTAAAGTCTTATTTGTCTTGAAAATATTGACTAAAATATGACTCAAATCGTCTTCAGATCGTTGTTGAGCATCATGCTTTACTGAAGGTCTAACAGAAGGCGGAGGAACAGACATGACTTGACAAATCATCCAGTCAGGACGAGACCATACAGGACTAAAACCCATAAAATTAACATCTTCATCTGAAATTCTCTTAAAAATCTTAATTACCATTTCAGGCGTTACTTTAATTATCATAGGTTCACTGGAATCGCTACTTTCATTTTTCCATTCCGCAAAAATTGTAGCTAATCCTTCCTTCTTAATCTTACTCGGTTGTAAACATCCGCAACCATCGTCAGTATCTTCACCGCAACGACGGACACCTTTTGCTAATCCATGAACATACTTCCAACGTGCTTCTCCTTGTAATTTTAATGCTTGCTTGTATTTTTCCTTACTAATTCTCAATTTACTACACTTGAAACAAACACAATTTAATATCTTTAAAATCGTGCTTAAATATTGTATATAAAACACAGGTCGTGCTAATTTAATATGACCAAAATAACCAGGAGTCATCATATAATCTAAACCGTCAGTGGGGCATATTAGACCTGGTTCTAAAACGCCCATTCTAGGGTCAAACAGGCCACCAATAACTGGCTTGTTATTTACATATGTGTCTCTACTAGTAATTTCGGCTACAGACCCTTTTAAAATTTCTTCGGGAGACAAAATACTAAATTGAATCCCGACAATCTTTGAAAGATTTCTTGTATTATCGAATTTTGCGGTTCTAGACATTCTCTTTATATATTATAATATTTAGATTTAGATTGTTTTGTAAATCAATTTTATTTTCTAATTTTATTTAAATAATTAATTAAAACTTTATATTTAATTAATTATTTTTTATATTGTTTTCATATATTCTTTTTAAAAATAAAATACTTTTATTTCCTATTTCTTTTATTTGTTTTTCTATTTTTACGTATATATTTGCTTCTAATTCCTGCTTGTTGTGGTGTTGTCCGACTAAAAGCATTTTTTGTAGCCGACCACGCATTTGAAATTGAATTAGTAACACCATATTTTCCCAATCTAGCTTCATTTTTTGCGATTGCTCTTAATGTTCTAGCCCATCTTTGCCCACACTTTCTTTTATCACCACCACATACTGCGTTATATCTACTAATTAGACTAAATACACCATCCGCAAAATTTTTATTATTGGGATCAGCAGTATCATTTAAACCTGTATTGTTTCCTTTCCATCCAATCCACGCTACATTATTTGCCAAATTAAACGCCGCTTCGTCTTTTACGGGGTCTACCGCATCACAGTTACATTTAATACCCGTCGCATTAACTAATTTATTTTGAGCATTTGCTAAAGCGGATGATGCTTGTGCGGCATATTGACTTGACATTACGTTATTTGTCACACTAGTCATAGCCTTTTTTCCTAAACCTAACGCAGCACTTTTTCCTAGATTAAATACTCCTTTACCAACACTACTACCAACTGCTCCAACAGCCATTTTCCCCATAAATTCCATTTTATATAATACGCAAATATTTTTTACTTTTTTATTTTCTAAAATAAAATAAAATTGATTTCGATTTAAAAGTTAAAAAATAAAGTATATAATATTAAAGAATGCCACGTGATGCCCAAAATAAGAATAATTCTAAGACCAAGAAAGCTAAAAAAGCTGAGGAGGAAAAGAGAAAGCGAAAACAATTTGAAGATTCAGGAAGTGACAATAATTCAAGTGATAGCGAAAGCGATGAATTAAATCCTCAAGAATATAGAAAATTTTTAAGCAAATTATTTCCTTCTAAACATTTAAATGATAAAATAAAGGCTGGAGAAAAATTAAAGAAGCAATTGAAGACACAAAAGGTTTATGAATCAGATGAAGAAATTGAAGAAAAGAAGCCCTATGTTAGTAAAAGAAAGAGAAATAAGAAACAATATGAAGAGTCTGAATCTGAGTCAGATTATGAAACAGAAGAATCAATCGGTTCTCAGGATACCGAGGAAGATTCTGAATATGAGGAAGAGGACGATGTAATTGAAGAAAAAAAAGTTGTTAAGGCAGGTTCAAATAAGTTTAATATTATTTTCACAATTGGTGGTTCAAAAAAAAAGGATGAAGAGAAAGACTATGAATCAGAAGATGATGAAGATGAGTGGGAAGATTGCGATGAAGATGAAGATGAAGATGATTATTATGAAACTGAAGATGAAGACGAGCCAGTTTCTTCAGACTCTGATTCAGAATCAGACGAGCAAGAAGAAGAGAAAAATATCAGTAAGAATAAAAAGGATAAAACTAAAGAAACAAACAATAAAAAGGATAAAGAAGAGGATAATTTAACAATTTTAAATAAATTAAAGGAAATGAATAATGGAGCATCAACAAAAATGATACAAAAATGTATTGAACTGGTGGAAAATGATATTAATCAAGAAAAGGAAAAGAAACAAAAAAAGGAAAAGAAACAAAAGGATAAGCACACGCGAATATTTAAAAAAATAATCAAGGAAAAGAATACTATGAATGACTTTGACTTCTTTGAAAAGCTTGAATGTGAAAGCCAGCACAAAATTATTAAGGAATTGCGTGAAATTAACAAAATTATTAAAATTGAAAAACCATACCGACTTTCTTTATTAGAGGCAGACATTCCAGTTCTTTTCAAGGGTGCCGCAATGAAAAAGGTTAATATGATGAGGTATATGGACCCCGGAAATGGCGAGTATTATAAATTGAAAAACTGGGTCGATACTTTTATGAGAGTTCCATTTGGTAAATATGTCTCGTTGCCTATAAACATTACTGATGGTGTCGAGAAGTGTCACGATTTCATGGAAACAGCACAAAAGACATTGGATAGTGCTGTTTATGGTCTAAATGACGCAAAAATGCAAATCATGCAAATGTTAGGTCAATTAATAACAAACCCAAAGGCCCTCGGCACCGCAATCGCAATCCAAGGGCCGATGGGAACAGGAAAGACTACTCTTGTTAAAGAAGGTATTAGTAAAATATTAAATAGACCATTTGCCTTTGTTGCTTTAGGAGGCGCTACAGACAGTAGTTTCTTAGAAGGTCACTCTTACACGTATGAAGGGAGTACATGGGGTAAGATAGTTCAAATATTGATTGACAGTAAATGTATGAATCCTGTAATATATTTCGACGAGCTTGATAAGATTAGTGATACGCCAAAAGGCGAGGAAATTGCCGGAATATTAACTCATTTAACAGATACATCGCAAAATAATCAGTTTCACGACAAATATTTTACAGAAATTGACTTTGATTTGAGTAAGTGTTTATTTATATTTAGCTACAATGATGAAAGCAAAATTAATCCTATTTTGAAAGACAGAATGTATAGAATTCATACAAAGGGTTATAGTGTAAAGCAGAAAAATGTGATTTCAAATAATTATTTATTGCCGAAGATACAAGAACAAGTAAAGTTTTCAAAAGAGGATATTATTATTCCTGAGCAGTCAATTAATTATATTGTTGACAATCATTGTAACAAAGAAGATGGTGTTAGAAACTTGAAGCGTTGTCTTGAAATAATATACACAAAATTGAATTTGTATCGGCTCATGAAGCCAGGAACCAACTTGTTTGAGGAAGATATGTCGTTAAAAGTAGAGTTCCCGTTTACAGTTACAAAGGACGTGATCGATAAATTAATTAAGAAAAATACTGAAAATTTAACATTGATGCACACATTATACTTGTAAAAACATACATATAAAAGATATAATTTCAAATAAAGATAAAATTAAATATAAAAGATAAAATTAAATATAAAAGATAAAATTAAATATAAAAGATAAAATTAAATATAAAAGATAAAATTAAATACAAAAAATAATTAGTTAAAAATAATTATTTTTTTATCTTAATGAATAAAGATGAACTACAATTTTTACCTTATACAGCAACATCTATATCTGTAGTTGGCAGGTTTATATTTATGTTTTTGTTATATAAAAATAAAAGTACAAATAGTTTGTCTTTACTATTTTGTGTATTAAGTATTTCTTCGTCGGCTATGTGGTTGTATTATAGTATTACAAAAAAAGATATGCCAATGATTACAAGGTCTTCAATTGAAATATTATTATTAACAATTTCATCTACTTATATAATTAAAAATAAAATACAAAATTCAAATCCACAACCACAACAAATATTACCCGCGTAATTTTTACAAAATAAATTATAATTATAATATTAGTTAAAAATAATATAATTAATTATATAATAATATGAGTTCATCAGAATTTATTTTTTTTAATAATATGAAAAAAGAATTGGGGATTATAAATTATCATTTATATGAAATTATAAAAATTTACGAAAATTTAATTAAAAATACAGAAAAATTTGAAAGAGAAAATGATAGTGAAGAAGAAAAAGAAGGGAAAAATATTCTTAAAACAAAATTTATTGAATTCATAGAACTTTACAATTATAAAATGATTGAAACAACAAATATCAAAAATAATATTGATATTATGATTCAAGAACATTGTAATCATACGTATATTCATGACACAGTTGATAGTGGGTTAGATAATTCTAAAAATATTGAATATTGCACTAAATGTTATAAAAGTAAGAAGTAATTTTATATTATTTTATTTATTTTTATCTTTTTGACTTTTATTATGAATTACGTTTTGTAACATTTTTCCTCTCTTTTTTATTTTTTGTATTTTTTATATTTTTGATTGATTTATGTTTTGTATATATTAATGATAGTTTTTTTGCTGTTTGAATTCCCTTAACGCTATTTCCATATTTATTTAATGGTGGTGACCCAATACCAATTCCCATTACTCCAGGTATGACTAACAAAATAATTCCGCCAACACCACTTTTTACATACGCGCCAGATTTTTTTAACCAACTATAATTATCATTATATATTCCATTTAACGCCATATGCTTTAAAATATATTTTACATTTTCTGGTTTAACAAGTCTTTTTTTCGACTTTGGATTTATTCCATTGTTTGCCAAAGTTGCTGCCATTAATGCCACATCTTGTGTGCGAACCATTACTGAACATTGTTTTGTATAAACATCAAGACAACTATCAATATCACCATAAAATTTATTATAGGATTTAAGTAAATGGACGATTGCTAAATTGTGATCTGAGTTACTACTTTCAGAATTGTATATCTTATTATTTACACTTAATGATTGACACGCAAAATTACTCATATTATCAATAATTAAATTAGTAAATTTTTCTTTGTCATCATTATATAATAAACTTGTTGTAGCAATTGCGCCTCCATTATCAAAAGAATTTATCGTATGATTTTTAATTCTATCTGCTGAACAAATTGAATTAAAACTGTCTTTTGATTTTTTTTCACCAATCATTTTTTTTAAATAGGATGTTCCATATTTTTCTAACGCAAGAGCTAAAGTAAAAACTTTGGAACAAGATTCAATCGCAAATTTATGATTGTAATCCCCAAAATTATATATTTTACCATCTATTGTATAAATAGATATAGCATATAACTTTTCATCTACTTTTGATAGTTCTGGAATATAATCTGCGTTTTTACCTTCAATTTTGTAATTTTTAATTGTGTTATATATATTTTCTATATACTCTTGATTCATCATCTCTTACTATATTATATTATTTTTTATAATAAATATAATATAATTATTTTTTATAATAAATATAATATAATTATTATTTTAATTATATACAATTGTATATGTAAAACCTCTGTCATTATATAATTCTATAATTCTGTATTGTCTTCATATAATTGTTGTTTTACTTCATATAAAAAAATATATGGATTTTTTTCTTTTATTTTATCCCAGTTAACTTGTCCATCTCCTGGTTTTAAATCTAAATCATTTAGACTTTCTTTAAAAATTTTAAAATTCTCATTGGGTCCTAATTTTTCACGTATAATTTCATAAATTTTGTTTTTATATTTTTGATTTTTATATTTATTAGGTAATTCATTATAAACTAAATTTGCCATTTCTCTGGCAATAGTCATTCCTGGTTTTGTCATATCTATAATTTTTTTATTTTTACCACTATTAATATTATTTCCCATTTTTATTTACTAATATATTTGTGATTTTTCTTTAAGTTATTTTAATATTTTGTTTTTATAATTTATAATATATAATAATAATATATAATGTGTTATAATTCAGAAATGTCATTTATATTTGCCGCAATAGGGTCAATAGTGATAATGTATATTTATTTTTCCCAAAATAAAATTAAAGATACTGGTATACAATATATTCTAATATTTTACACATTAATGGAAATATTACAAGGAATACAATATTTTTACATTAATCAATGTTCAAATATATGGAATAAAATTTTAACAGAAATTGCGTATGTACTAGTAATTTTACAACCATTGATATGGAATGTATATTATTTTAGCAATAGTAATTTTTGTGATAAAAATATATTTATCACGGCAATATGGTTTTCAATTGTATGGATAACTGTAAATGTTTTATCTAGATTATTATACGATAAAAATATATTTAATAATATGACAAAACTAAATAGTTTTTTTGCTTCAAATAAGGTATGTACTAAACAGAAAAAATCTCATTTATATTGGGAATGGCCGTCTGCTAATTTTTATGATTTTAACGCAAATTTCTTCTCATATTTAATGATTTGGTTTATTCCTGCATTAATTTCAACAAAATTTCGTAGTACTTCTATTATTGTTATAATATCAGCGTTATTGGCAGGAGCAGCTAGTATATACGCGAACGAAGGAATTACTTTTACAGCATTGTGGTGTTATGTAAGTGTTCCTATTGTGTTAGCGGTATTATGTAATATGTTTTTTACATAAAATATTTATTTTTTAATAATACATTATTTTTTAATAATACATTATTTTATATTATTATATAATAATATAAAATGGCTATTCAAAAAGATAAAAATTTAGTTAATTTTAAAAAAAATCATTATTTCTTTTATTTAATTATTCTTTTAATAATAATTTATTTAATTTTGTATTGTATGTTTATTAAACCTCAATATAAGATACATGAATTTCAATCAAAAGAATGGATAACAGATTTAACTAATAATATGTTATTAGGTGTGAATGATAATAAAATTTTTAATAAAATAAATAGAAAATGTGATTTCATTTCATTTTGGTATTGTTATTGGTTCTTTCAAACAAAAAATTATACAGCTTGGATATTATTCAATTTAAAAAATAAATTTAGTGATGAATTATTGCTAAGTGCTTACATTTATGATTTTAACACAGATACTAAAATAGTTGAAAAAATCTCATTAAAATTTAGTAATTTAAAAATAATCAAAGAAAATGATATATTATTAATAGAGTGTGGGGATAATTACAAACAAGAAATAGATTTTAAAAATAATCGCTCAACTATTTACATACGTACAAATCAAATTAACATGCAATTTGAGTTAGATATTGACGATTATACAACAAATCAATCATCATTTTTACCTCGTTACCAATTCTTAAATAATTTTATTAACGTAGAAGGTGCTTCTACAAGTACACCTGGTGATTGGATGAGCGATAATCCATATATAGGTAAAATAAGAAATGGTAATATTAATAATGATATAATAGAGAACGGTGGCAATTTTTGGTTTGATAATTTTATTGGTTGTAATAATAACTTTTTAAGTCCTTATATGTGGTTTGTTGTACTAAATGATGATTGGATGATTTATTTATTATGGTTTGATGTATATGAAAAAAGAAATGATATGGGAACTACAAAACCAATTCTAATAAAGAACCGTAAAACAAATACTTTTATTTACTCAGGAACATCTGGTATAGAAAGCCGTAAAACTCCTTTTCCAATTAATCAAATAAATAATATGTTAGTTCCATTTAAAATGACATATAATTCAAATAAACCATTAGGAGTTGATAAATATGATGATTATAATGTTTCATTTGAATCAAGTTTAATTAATATAAATATTACATCAATAAAGAATAAAAGCACCCAGGTTTTTAAATACAATTATTATAAAAATATGGATGCTGATAGGATAAAACCAGATATGAATAAATGGGACCAACAATATTATAAAATTATATCAAATATAATTTATATTGAATACATAAATATGGTAAATGTAGAAATTGAATATAATGGAAAAAAAGAACAATTTATTGATAGGCTAATTATTGATGCAATGTATCCTAATGATAAAACAATTCCATTAGAAATATCATAATCGAGTAAAATAATAATATATTTTCTTTAAGTTACTTTGGATATTTATTATATTAAAACTTGTAAAATTAACATATGTTTTTCAAAAGTCGTCGAGCCAAACAAAAAATGGACATTTATTTTTGTCCATTTTTTGCAAAAGTCAAAAAGTCTTGGGAAAATCCTTCAACGAGACCATAATTTTTTTTAGCGTCTCATGACATTTTCTAAATTTTTCAGTTTGTGACGATAATTTTTTTATTTTTTAAGTATTTAAAGTTAAAATTATTTAGGAATAATTTTCTGTAGTATTAATATACTACAAATGACTACAATTTTAGTTCAAGAAAGTTCAAGTTTTTATAATTGTTATAATTGTCACTATAATACGTGTAGAAAATCTCAGTATGATAGACATTTAATGACATCTAAGCATGTAAAAAATGTTGAAATACTACAAAATACTACAATTTTAGTTCAAAAAGTTCCAGAATTTATATGTAATAATTGTAATAACAAATATAAACATCATTCAAGTCTATATAATCATAAAAAAAAATGTATTATCGATAAACAACATACAAATGAAGATAAAATAAATACAAATGAAATTTCACCAGAATTAATTATGAGTGTTTTACAACAAAATAAAGAATTACAAACCATTCTTCTAGAACAAAACAAAACAATCATTGAATTATCTAAAAATAATTCAATAACAAATAATAATAATATAACACACACAAATTCACATAACAAAGCTTTTAATTTAAATTTTTTCTTGAATGAAACATGTAAAAATGCGATGAATATTACCGATTTTGTGGATTCAATAAAGTTGCAATTGAGTGACCTTGAAAACGTAGGAAGAATAGGGTATGTAGAGGGTCTCTCTAAAATCATTATAAAGAATCTAAAAGCACTTGATGTAACTGAGCGCCCGGTTCATTGTAGTGATTCAAAACGCGACACTATGTATGTGAAGGATGAAGATAAATGGGAAAAAGAAAGTGAAAACAATGAAAGGGTATTAAAAGCCATTGAAGATATTGCAAATAAAAATAGTAAAATGGTAAAAGAATGGAAACAGAAAAATCCTGAATGTGCTAGTAGTAAGTCGCATAAAGCCGATGTATACTCACACATAATGATTCAAGCTGTTTGCTCGAATAATGACGCTAATAACAATAAGATTTTAAAGAAGATTGCCAAGGAAATTACAATAGACAAATCCTAAAAGCAAGTTCCTTTTTTTCAGCGATTTTAATCCTTTTTTTCCTTTCTTTTCTTGCTCTTATTAACATCAATAATAATATCTTCATTATTATCATCAATATCTACCTTAGTATTTTCTATTTCACCAGACGCAATCATCAAGTTATGTTTTCGAATCTTGTCACGTTCTTCCTTTTCATTACTCAAAATTTGTTCATTCTTAATAATATCATTTTCATCATAAGCCATTGTCTTCTCTCTAGAAAACTTGGGCTTAGACATATACTTACTTTTCTTATTTCCTTTGCTGTCGGCGTTGCTCATTTTAAATTATACAATTATAATTTAAAATATTTTGTATTTCAATTTTTTTAAAAATTTAATATTCTGAATAAGGTGTATTATTACCACCTCGTGTGAGAAGGTAATTGTTTTGTTTTGTTGTTATACAAGCACACCCACTTCCAGTAGAATACGCGCTAGGACAACATTCAGGTTTAAAATCGGTATTTGCAAAAATTGACATCTCGCCTTCAGGTAAAGGAATTTGTTGTTCAGGACGGTTCATTATGTTTTCAGCACCTGGTGTCAATTGTTTGCCAGAAGTAATAGTCAAATTAGGCGCACCCCAGTTGGAAGTATTAATTTTACTGTTGTCCCCTAAAGAATAACTCTGATAATTATTATCATTTCCTTTGGTAACCATACCTTCTAATAAAGGAGATGAAAAAGAACAACAACCACAAATTGTATGACCTACTAAAATTAAATAAATTACACATATTAAAATTAATAATTCAAGCTCTATTTTATACCCAAAGAATGAAATTTCCATATTATACATATTTCATAGATAATAATTTTGCTTTATTTATTTTTCTAAAAAAATATCAATCGAAGCATTATAATCTTTAAATTTGATTCCATTTACAACAAATGTTTCGCTAGTTGTTAATAGATGAAATAATTTTGTGTCGGTTTTTTTTCTTATTTTTTTACAATTATTGGATGCGTATAAATTTAAATCTAATGTCGTGTTTATTTTATTGTTATTGTCATAAAATACTAAATTGGGTGCACCTTCAATAATATTATTGTTGCCTAAATAATAAACATATTGATTATCGATATTTTCCCCATCAATTTCAACAATTCCATAAACTTTCTCTCCATTTTCTAAAACATCGTTAATTTCTATTTTGTTAATTTGTTTTGTTTCACCATTTTTTAATTTTATTGTGGTTGATGATACAAAACCAGAATCTAAATATTTATGTATTAATAAATCATCTTTTTCTTTTTCATGTTTTGTTTCATTTAAAAATCCATATTCTTTTGCTTCATTTTCTAAACAACAAATTTCTATAGCATCAACTTCATCCCAGTCACTAAAAACAGTCCCATTTATAACTATTTCTTTTTTAGTCGTATTTAAACAATATAAATATTTTTCATCATAAAACGCTAATTTACGCGCAAATGGGTGTTTAGAAACTTGAATAAATTTATCATTATATAAAACCATATGTGTATCAGAAACAATCACATTATTTAATACATACATATGCGATCCCTCTTTTGCAACCTTAAATTTAGCAGTTACAATCCCATCATTTAATAATATATCTCCTAAACAAATATCTATTATTTTTTTTTCACATCCATCTTTTAATTGAATCAATGTATTTTTATCAAAACATTTTAGCTTTGGTATTGTTAATCCGACTTGGACATGTAAAACATCTTTCATAAAAACCAAAATATAAGTCATAAAAGCAGCAATAATAGCAAAAACACCTGTTCCAGCAGCAGCAGCACCCCAAGTAAAGGGGAAAATCCATAAAATCGCAATTACAATTGCAAATACAATTAATATTTTAATAACTAATTCAGCAACAGCTCCTAAAAATGATTTTAATGTATAATATACCCCAAATAAGGTGTAAATAGCACCAGTAAATACACCTTGAGTTTTCATTAACATATCCTTTATCTTAATTACAATTTGTTGTAAAGGGACAATAAAGTTCATTAATCGTGCCATTATCTCTTGAGTAACTGATGTAATGCTGTTTCTGATATTATTAACCATTTCTCTAATAGCATTAATAGAATTCTGAATAATATTTGCTACCATAGTAAGAGAGCTAGTAACAAATGTCAATGGTGAAACAGCATTTTCTGCTAAACTACTTGTAACATTCTGCATACAATATGTAAAATTCTCTTGAGTAAAATCGGTTATACTTGTTCCTTCTGGTGCGTTTATTATTCCAGCAAATGGAATAATATATGGCTTACACCTTTCCCCAACCCAGTTATTTCTAATAGGAACAATATTTATCATGATATACGAATAAGATATCAATAAAAATAATATACTTGTTATTAATATAATTAGTATTACTGAATTTCCATATTGATCCAAATATGATAAATTATCATATAATTTTGTTAATTTTGTTATATTTTCATCTTTTTCATCCATATATATATTTACTACATAATATATAGATATTTATTACAAACTTATTTTGTAATAAATTTTTATAACAATTAGAATAACGTTTTACATATCTATTCTTTTCGAATAATTTTTAATAAAATGGTCTTCCCAATCCCAAAATATTTTACTTCCAATTTGTATTTTATGGTCACTTGTGATTAAACAAGATAAAACGTCTGTTTTTATATAAGACTTTACAGCATCTTTGTAATCTTTTACAGTAATAAATATTCCATCATTGTAAATTAAATGAGACCCAGTTACCAGAATATCTTCATTATTTACTCCATCATTCTTAATTACATATAAATCTTCATATGTTTGAATATCTGTATTGCCTATTTTCATTGTTGCTTGAACTACACTACCATTTTCTAATACATCTCCTAAATTAATATCTTTAATTTTAACTATATTACCATTATTAAGTTTAATATTCGTATCTGGATGAAAACATTTACCTAAACTTCGCACTAACATACCGGATGGTCCGTTCCAAGCACTACCCATTGTTTTAATACTACCATCTAAAATATATAGTAAAGAAACTAATACTCCGATTGTTTTACCAAATATATCTTTTATACCAATAATTATTTTTTGAAATACAATCACTAAATTTAAAAACACGCCAAATATAGATTGAAATATATTGGATATGTATCCTCTAATATTACTAAACATGTATCTTACATTATTTATATCAACCATAAAACCTCCCATCATATTAGATAAAGAATCTGTTATATGTGTCAGCGGTTCTAATAAATAACCCATAAAATTACCTTGCATATTTTGAATACAATATGTGAAATCTTGTTCAATATTATCTGATAGTGGCATATACATCGGGTTACAACGATATAATGGCCAATTTGCTTTTATTTCTTGTAAAGATGTTAAATAATATAAACAAACAATATATCCCATAATTAAAAAATTAACTAAAGCGAAATATAACCAATTTTTTATAGTAGGCATAATACTTATAATATTATTATATTTTTATAAAATTAATAATATTATTAAACTCTAATTTTTCTTTCATTTTCATTGATTCATTGGTTCCTTGATTTTATTTTCTAGAGCGCTTTGTTCTTCTCCTCTTAGATTTTTTATGGTTTCTTCTGGTTTTCTTAGTTTTTCTTGTTTTCTTAGTTTTTCTCCTTCTGCCACCTTTTGTAGTAGTTGTTGTAGCACCTGTTGTAGTAGTTGTTGTAGCACCTGTTGTAGGACAGCTATTACTAGCTAGACAATCAAGCTTTCCATTTTCGGTACTTTGTCCAAGTGTCTGTTGAACTTTTGTATTTACTGCTACCTGGCTAGCAGGAGTACCTGATTGCATAGGTGGGAGAGCAGTAGAACCACCTTTATGTTTTTTTTTTGAATTCTTTAATTTTGTACCACCCTTTGCCATTTGATTCGCAGCATTTTGCTTAGCAGCGGTTTGTTGCTGTGCATGTAAAGCTTGTTGTGATTGTGATCCAGGATCAGATGTTGTTACTTTTTGATAATTAATATTTGCTGGTGTAGAATTTGCTTGATCCATATATATACATTTACATTTATTTAAAAATATTTTATAATTTTAAATAAATATTATTTATTATTAGTTTAGTTTAAAAATAAAAACTCTTAATATCCCATATAGATAATGAACGATAAGCAAAGACTTCAATTACAGAATATGATTAAAGCAAACAATGTGGAAGATCAAACCGAATTAATACGAAATTTAAAACATAGTCATATTTTACGCTCAGAAATAAACACATTAGTTTTGTTAAAAGCAAAACATAGAGATAATTTAGAAGAATTGAACAATGAAGCTATGAATGAATGTAATTTTTTGTTCACATATTACACTGAAATTTACAACAAAATCAAGAAAGATGAGATCGATTTAGGTATATTATTTAAATTTATTAATGTTTTAAGACAAATTGAAGATGGTGAATTAGACCAACATGACGGTTCATTTTTAGTTGGAACATTGCTAAAAGAGTTGTATGTGGATAGTGCGGTTAAAAAGGCCGATAAATTGAACGAAGAACATGAGAAAAATAAAGAGCCAGAGAAACCCAAAGTCGAGCCATTAAAGATTTCATGGAAGCAATTTAAGAAGACGAATAATAAGAAATAAATTTTTATATAAAACATAAAAAATTAATTTAAACCTAATTTACTACTTATTATATACATAATAGAAATGAAATATCTTGTAATTGTTGAATCTCCGTCAAAATGTAAAAAAATAGAAAAATATTTAAATGATAATGATGATTTAAATATTTACGAAGTTGTGGCCACAATGGGTCATATTACTGAGCTAAAATCATTAGAAAATATTGATATTAAAAACAATTTCACGTGTAAGTATGAATTAATTGAGGCTAAAAAGAAAAACACGGACGCCATCAAGAAAAAAATTAAGACTGTAGATGAAGTAATTATTGCGTGCGATGCTGACCGCGAAGGCGAGGGAATCAGTTATGCAATTTGCGAATTTTTTAAATTGAGTGTTACAAAAACAAAGCGAATTATATTCAATGAAATCACCGAACAAGCAATATTAACAGCAATTAAAAACCCCATAACAATCAATATGAATCTAGTTCACGCACAACAAACACGTCAAATTTTAGACCTGATAGTTGGTTTTAAAGTGACACCTGCTTTATGGAAATTTGTATCAAGAAATACAGAACATTCATTATCAGCAGGACGATGTCAAACACCCGCATTAAGAGTAATATATGATAATCAAAACGATATCAATAATTCTCCTGGAAAACAAATATACAATACAGCAGGCTATTTTACCAATAAAAATATTCCATTTATTTTAAATAAAAACTATGAAACAGAAGAAGAAATAGTGGATTTCTTAGAAGGCGCGACCACATTTGATCATATTTATACATGTAGCCAACCTACAAAATCATTTAGGTCGCAACCAGAACCATTTACTACATCAAAAATACAGCAAACGGCAAGTAATGAACTTCATTATTCGCCAAAAGACACAATGAAAATATGTCAAAAACTATATGAGGCAGGCTATATTACATATATGAGAACAGATAGTAAAAAATACAGTAAAGAGTTTATTGATTCCGCAACATCCTATATTAAACATTTTTACAATGAAAATTATATAAATGAAAAAATCAATGATTTATGTAATAATCAAAAAGAATTAAGAGAAGAATTAAAAAAAGAACCTCAATTAGAAAATAGAGAAGAAGAAAAATACAAGGTAAAAAAGGCAACAAAAAAAGTAGCAAAAGAATCAAAAGTAGGAGAAGAAAAGGAAGTAAACCAAAAAATAGACGCTCACGAAGCAATCAGACCAACTGATATTTCTCTCAAAGAACTCCCAGAAGAAACAGATTCAAAAGAGAAACGTTTGTATAAACTTATATGGTCAAACACTTTAGAGAGTTGTATGTCTAAAGCATGTTATTATATGATAACAGCATCCTTATCTGGTTATAATAACACTAAATTCTCGTATACAAGCGAACAAATTGATTTTTTAGGATGGAAAATTATTGAAACTAAAAAACAAGATGATAAAGAAAAAGAATCCCATTATAATTATTTACAAACTTTAAAACAAAACACAATTATGTCTTATAAAAAGGTTATATCAAATGTTTTATTAAAAGACACAAAAATGCATTATACAGAGGCAAAATTAGTAAATATCTTAGAAGAAAATGGAATAGGAAGACCTTCCACTTTTTCTTCAATCGTAGAAAAAATTCAAGAACGGGAATATGTTAAAAAACAAGACGTAAAGGGAAAAGAGATTTTATGTAAAGATTACGAATTAGATGAAAACAAAGAGATTTTTGAGATTGAAACGAAACGGGAATTCGGAAACGAAAAGGGAAAACTAGTGATTCAGCCATTAGGAATAATTGTAATCGAATTTCTAATTAAAAAATTTGACGAATTATTTAATTATGATTTTACAAGACAAATGGAAGACGACTTAGATAAAATATCTAAAGGTGAAAAAGAGTGGCATGAAGTATGTAAAATTTGTAATGAAAAAATCGACACATTTATAGAAAATTTAGCATACGATAAAAAAATAGAAATAAAAATTGATGACGCACACGTTTATATGATAGGAAAACATGGTCCTGTAATTAAGTGTTTGAAAGACAATAGTTTTAAAGGAATTAAAAAAGACCTAGATATTGATATGTATAAATTAGAAAATGGTGGTTATAAATTAGAAGATTTAATAGTAATAGAAGAAAAACCTTCTACAACAGATAAAAAACACGATGGTATTGTATTAGGTATTTATGAAAACGAATCTGTCATTTTAAGAAAAGGAAAATTTGGGTTGTATGTAACATGGGGTGAAAATTCAAAGACATTAAAAGAACTGGGAAACAGACCCATTGAAAGCATCATTTTTGAAGAAGTAGAACAAATTTTGAAAAATAATGAAGCCACAGGAAACAATATTGTAAGAAAAATAAACGAAAATTTGTCTATAAGAAAAAGCGCAAAAGGTGATTATATTTTTTTCAAAACACAGAAAATGAAGAAACCCAGTTTTTTTAATTTAACTGGAATAAATGAAGATTATAAAACATGCGAACTAGATGTTTTAAAATCCTGGATAAAAGATAAGTACAGTGTATTTTAATTTTAAGATTTATCTTTTTAAGCTAGCAGCAACACTAATCATACCAGATCTAAGGTCAGAAACTTTATATTGTTTTAATTGAGATGGCATATATTGTGTAAACTCTAATGTGAATGTAAAATTAAATTTACCAAATTCGACTAATTGGCCATTATGATATCTTATTTTAATTTTAAGTTTTCGTATTTTATCTGCGGGTGGTAAATATAACTTATAAGACGGTGATTCTTTATCAAACCATTGTGAAATTGGAGTAGTCGGAACAGCAATTTTTGCAATTGAAGAATTAACAATTCCATTGGTTTCGTTCGTATGCATAGTAAATTTAGATAAATTATAAGGAGATGTTTCATCTATACAATTAAAATTGTCAATATCCAAATAAAAATATGCTTCACCCATAAAGTTAATTTTAAAAGGACAACTAATGTAATGTACTTGACAACCTGGTAATTCTGAATTAGGTAATAACCAGTATCCGCCGTCGCCTGGAAATACATCACCATAATAAAACCTAGGCGTATCACCAGGTTTACTAACTGAACTAGTTTCACACCTTGTTAGACCTAAATTTTGTGGCAATCCCCAATTACTAAAATCTGGTAATTGAGATCGAATACATTTTAAATCAGAAATTAAAGAATTTATGATAGCAGTTGTATTGTTTGTTAAAATAAAAGAAGAACTTCTATTCCCGAACCAGATTTTTTGCTGAACTGTATTATATACAACAACAAACTCTTGATATCCTCCACTAGCTTTAAAAGCTTTTATAAAAGATGTGTAATTTGGATTAGAATTAAAATAATTAATTATGTATTCAGTTACCACCGCATTAAATCGGTTAGTTAATTCTGTAACCATTTGAGTA